GAGATATAGCGGTTACAGGAGCAGGTACTGTATCACAATATGTGAGAGGTGATGGTAGCTTGGCTAACTTCCCTGCTTCATCAGGCGGTGGTTCTTCTTTAACATTTTACCTCAACGGATCAGTAGCACAAGGAACATTTGGCGGTGTAGCGTTTAAGGAAATGGACAGAGTGCCTATCTTAGGTGCAGGAACAGATTTCACAATAGCAGCAGATGGTTACATTCAGTCTTTTATTACAGATGCGAATGTTCCAAATCTATTAGAGATACCTGGAGGAAATTGGAACTTTGAAACATATTTCAGCGCATCAAGTAGCGGTGGCACTCCTTCATTTTATATTGAGTTATACAAATGGGATGGAGCAACATTGTCTTTGATAGCGTCTAACTCGGCTACTCCCGAAGGCATCACCAACGGAACGGCAATACACCTTTACGTTAGTGCATTAGCAGTACCGCAAACAGTGTTAACGGTAACGGATAGGTTAGCAATAAGAATCTACGTTACGCACTCAGGCAGAACGATTACACTTCATACTGAAAATAGTCATCTTTGTCAAGTCATTACTACCTTCTCAACAGGTGTTACTGCATTGAATGGCTTAACGGCACAGGTGCAGAACTTCGCAACTGGAACGAGTGGCACTGACTTCGGTATCTCATCAGCGACAAGTACGCATACGTTTAACCTTCCAACAGCAAGCGCAGCCAATAGAGGCGCATTAAGTTCTGCGGATTGGACAACGTTTAATGGCAAGCAAGATCTACTCGTTAGCGGTACTAACATCAAGACTATTAACGGCAACTCGTTGCTTGGTAGTGGGGATTTAGTAGTAGGAGGAGGTGGAAGCAGTAATCCCTCAACAGTTTATATAAATACAACAGGTGGTGCAACTGTTGGTACTCCATTTACTCAAATAATTAGTTTGTCAGTTTTAATACCTGCAAACACATTAACAAGTAATTCTATGTTAGAAGTTATTTACAAAGTAAAAAGAATTACAGGTGCTGCAAGTGGTATTACTGGTTCTGCTTTTCTAAACACATCAAATAGTTTATCAGGAGCAATTATAGTAGCAGCTTGTCCGACAATAGGCACGACTCAAACTTATGCAACTCTTACACGAAATTTTCATTTAACAGCTGGTAATTTATGTTACTTTGGGACTACTGGAGCTCAACTTACAGATTTCGTTGCAGATCAAATGATGACAACACCATTCAATACAACTGTTGATAATTATTTGTTGTTTTGTATAAGAACAGTGGGTGGAGGTGATACCGCAAGAACTGAAGCAGCTTTATTAACAAAATACTTTTAACATGAATATAGTAATTAAACCAAACAATATTATTTTCTTCAAAGAAAATGATTATATTTTAAGTTCAATTGAAATCTTAAATAGCACACAAATATTGGCATACACTGACAAAGGTAATGTGTTATTAGATTTGTCTTGTACAATTCAAGATGTATCATTTACCGATATTAATAATTTTATTAGTGCGTTAGGAATTGTTGAAATAATTAAAGAACCAACGCAAGAGGAATTAATAGCGCAAAAAGAAGCGCAACTTCTTGAGATGTTTGAGGAACTGAAGCGACTGAAAACAAATGGTTAACAACGTCTACATAAAAGCAGCGGCTGCGAGTGGTGTAACTTCCGTAACAGGGACAGCACCTGTTGTGTCGTCAGGTGGAGCGACACCTGCTATCAGTATGCCTGCTGCTACCAGTTTGGTTGACGGTTATTTATCGGCTACGGATTGGGCTACCTTCAACGCAAAACAGGCAGCTCTTGTTAGTGGTACTAACATCAAAACCATTAATGGAAGTTCGGTTTTAGGAAGTGGTGATTTAGTAGTTGGTGGAAGCAGTAATCCGTCAGTCATTTCATTAGATATAACTGACGGCACAGTTGTAACGGGAACAACCGCAGATACGTTGTCTAAATCAATGTTAATTGCTGCAAATACTTTTACCACAAGCGGAATGCTTGAAATAATAACAAGAGCGTTAAAAACAGGTAGCGCAGGAAACGCTGCAATCCGCATTTATTTGAATACATCAAATACTATAACAGGAGCAACATTGATAGCTACATTAGTAAATACTAATTCTCAATTTTTTCAATCCATAAGAAATATGAGTATAAAGAGTAATACTTTAAGCACTATTCAAGCAAATACAGCGACTTTGGGAGATTTTAGTATTGCTGGAAGTGTTAGTAATATAACATACAATACAAATACATCATATTATTTATTATTTTCAATTCAATTAACTAATTCAAGTGATAGCGCAGTGATTAAATTTGCAAGGGCAACTAAATATATTTAATATGAATATAGAAACAACACAAAACGGATTTATTTTCAATTCAATCGAATATACTTTCGAAGGAGAAAATGAAATAATAAGCAGCAGTCAAGCATTAATCTCAACCACAAGTGGCTTAATCTTACTTGACCTTTCTTGTACTATTAACGATTCAAAATATACAGATATTAATTTATTTGTTGAAGCATTAAAAGCTAATGCCTAACGAACAGAGCGCACCCAACTTCTTCGCTGTGGTCAACGACATGGCGAAACGCTTTGTTGAGTTGATGCAGTCCGACTATCGCATGAAGCGAAAGGTGGGACGCAACTTCACCAACGCGGTAGCAAGTGGTACGCTTGAAAAGTCGTTAACTTATCGATTGAAGATTAAAGGCAAAGAGATAAACGTCGCGGTGTACGCAAAAGGCAAGGCAGGACAATACTTCCTGTTTCGTGAAAAGGGTGTGAATGGAACGAGCAAGTCGCAAGGCGCACCCTACTCATTTAAGAAAGGAAGCGGAAGCAAACCTGCGAAAGGTCAAATGTCGCCAATGCAGAAAAGCATCTACGACTGGATGACAATTAAGGGAATACGACTACGCGATAAGAGTAGCGGAAAGTTTAAGAAATCAACAGAGGACTTAAAACAACAGGTTGCGAAACTCATTATGTTCAAGGTTCGTCGTGACGGTATCAAGGGGTGGAACGCATTTGAATATGCCTTTGAAAACATTTGGGACGAGTACGAAGCGAAGGTGGTCGAAGCATACGGAAAAGACTTTAACGCAGTTTTAGAAAACCAACTAAAAGACATTTAACAAATATGGCAATTACAATAAACGAACAACCATACCAATACACACCTATCGGACAACGGCTGATGATCGTGTGCAGTTCAACCAACGTCGCAAATACAGGCTTTCGTTTTGTGTTTGACTTCGGTGCGTTCCAAGTCAACGTGCAACCTAACGCTTCAAACAAAGGTATTTTAGACCTTGCTCCGATATTTCGTGAGCAACTACAACACGAAGCGAACGAACACTTCCAAACAACAGGAACAGAGAACACCAGCGTAGCGTTTATCTCATGCACAATAAAAGAAGGTTGGTTGATTGACGGAGTGTTCACCGTTAGTGGCGCAGGAATGGCTGACATTGACGACGTTTTTGCTTTCCTTGCTGAATATCAAGTAAGCGACGGATATAAACCAAACCCAAACACACGTTACGCGTTAGACGGCATCACGAAATACGCAATGAGTGAACGCACAACAGATACGCACAAATGGATTGAAGCAAGCGCACGCGGACTATCTAACGATTGGGTTTATATTCCTACTCGATTAGCTGACTACGGTGTTTTGTACGCTCCTTCTTATACCACATTGCTTATAGATAATGACTTCGACATTGCCGTAATTACGACCTACGACAACACAAATACTTTGATTGATACAATATCAATTGCAATAGGCAACAATGATTCTGTTGTTAACATAGTAGCTGCATTTTATCAAAACGTCGCTGCGACAGGAATAGACTTGACAGGTGCTAAATACTACACAATACAATTTGGAAAAGAAATTGCCTTCCCCGTTTACACACCTGCTTCACGCGTCTATTGTTTTTATATTGTCGCTGATGATTGTCGCTTTGACAACGTGCGTTTGGGTTGGACAAACACTTGCGGCGGTGTGGATTACTTCAACTTCACGAAGAAGTCGGAACTATCGTATAACTACGACCGCAAACAATACCAAAAAGTAGTAGGTCAATACAACGCTGCAACGTTTTCATTCAACACATGGGACAGGGGAACAACCGACCGCTACGTTAAGACAACGAAAGGACTACAAATAAATAGCGACTGGGTTTCCGTTGGAGAGTTTGAATTATTGCAAACGCTTTGTCGTTCCAACGACGTGTTTATAATCAACGACGACGCAACGCTGACACCTGTTCTTGTCGACACTCAAAACTTTGTTATCAAGGACGAAAGATATTCGAAACTTTACAACGTTACTTTGAACCTTAAATACTCACAACCTGTTGGCTTATGATGAACGAAGTAATACTAACGCTGACCGATAGCAACGGCAACGCGTCAACGATTGACCTTTACGAGAATGAGAAAATGCACCTCAACTATAAGTTCACGGATCTCACGAACTTTAGTTCTGTCGGTAACTACTCGCAGGAGTTTCGCATACCAGCAAGCGCGACAAACGTAGACTTCTTCGGTGCTATCTTCAACGTTAACTTCAACGGGTGGTTTGACTTCCGTAAGAAGGTGACTGCGAACTTAACGGTTAACACTATCCCAATAGCAAGTGGTCACATTCAAGTGAAAAAACTTTATTGGCAGAGTGGAAAATTGTTTGAATTTGAAGTTGTTTTCTTCGGTGAAGTACCTAACCTTTCACGTTTATTAAATGAAAAGAAACTACGCGATATTGAGAGCATCGTTGCAGGTGACTTGGACTACGACTTGCTTCACGCTAACGTGGGAACACCGCCTAACGCACACACGATATTGACGCTTTGCGATAAGTGGAACTTAACAGCAACAAACACAGAGGGACAAGTAATTTATTCTTCTGATATTCCTAATTCGCTTAAAGTAGGACACTTGACACCTGCCGTGAGGGCTCAATATCTGTTCGACGAGATACTTAAAGACGCAGGAGTTCAATGGGCAAGTAATACATTGACCGAATGTCTTGAACACGTGTATGTTCCATTTGTCAATGGTCAGTATTTGAACGCAACACTTGGGCTAAACGATAACGCTGCAAATTTAGCAGTAGCGTCTAACGTTAACGGATTAACATTTGCACCTTCAAACAACATTTATAATTTATACAGCGCACTAACTGAATATGAAGATGCAGGTGCAAATTGGAGTGCTGGAGTATTTACTGTTCCATATTCCGCACAATACTCTTTTCGCATTACTGCTCACGGCAGAGTAAATACTTTGAATGGAGAGGATTTTGGAAACTATCCTTTGCGTGTTTTGGTTTATGTTGACGATGTGTTTACTTATGACTACGAATTGCTTCAAACAAGTTATTTGTTTTATTTAGATACAACGCAAACTTTTGCATTTAATGCAGGACAACAAGTAAAATTCAAGTTGCAAATACTTCCACAAGATTCAACCGCAGGAACATTTACTTGGGACGTTGATTTATTCGGAACGGGAGCAGTAGATTCTTTTGGAACAGGATTGGAAATTGTAAGCATTGGAACATCTTTAACAGGTGATGCGTGTGTTATGGAATACAACGCTCCAGACATGAAGCAAATAGACTTTATCACGTCTATTCAAAAGATGTTCAACCTTGCCTTCGTTCCCGACCGCACACTTCCAAACACATTACGCATTGAACCACTTGTTGAATATATCGGAAGCGGTAACACGTTAGATTGGACGGAGAAACTCGACCTTTCAAAAGACATAACGTACTATCCAACAACCGACCTTCAAAAGGCTAAGTTCACCTTCACGTACACCGAAGATTCAGACTATTACAACAACGTCTACAAAGACAACGGTCATATCTTCGGAAGCTACGAAGTAACGGAGAACGACTTTGAAGTAATCAACGAGTTTGCAACTGGAGAAGAAAAGGTTGAGTTAGCATTTGCACCAACACCTTCACGGGCGGTTGAGAATACTGACGTTGTAGTTCCTCGTTTCATCAATGGCGAAGGTCAATTCGTGCAACCAAAACCACGCATACTTTATTACTTCGCTGACTTCTTCGTGAATATGTACGATGAGGTTACAAATACAGTAGTGCAAACGGCTGTTAAGTGTTTGAATAACTATTCGACAATGAACGCAAGTGTCGGAGATTCAGACTTAAACTTTGCACCCGAAGTACCACTTCACACAATCATAGCGCCCCCATACAACAACCTTTACAACCGTTGGTGGCGTAACTATTACCGCGAGTTATACGACGGACAAGCGCGCATATTAGAGGGTATGTTTGCACTAACACTAAACGACATATTTACTTTTCAATGGTCAGATAAAATATGGATTGTTGATTCATGGTGGAGAGTGTTAGACATCGAAGGCTACGTTGTAGGTGAGCAAAACATGACAAAGGTAAAACTTATTCGTATTTTGGACATAGACAACGACTGCGACATTTTACCTATCACCGCCAATCTTGACCAAACAATAAATTGGGAAACACCAAACGGAGATCCTGCGGTAGTCACCGAAGATTGTTGTCGTCGCTTTGGCTACTATTGGAACTCTGCGAAGAATAATTGTTTCTCTGTTCCAAACATCGGCACACGTTCATTCATTACGGCAGAAGCACCAACGTTAGCACCAACACGCTTCGGTGCGCCTGTGAGCTTTAACGCGTCGGTATCGCAGCCAGTAAGGTCAATAAGTACCGATTATGTAGTGACTAATTTCGACAGAACGATTTTACTTACTGACTTAGCCGCAGATATTGATGTTTACCTTCCTTCTGCACAAACAACGAGAGGGACAATCATCAGCATAAAATTAGCAAGCGACGATTATGGCGCAACGCTTCACGCATACACAGGGCAAAAGATTGAAAGCGCAATAACGTACACAATAAAAACAAGCGGTAGTGTCGTGACTTTGGTGAGCGACGGCAGCAACTGGAAGATTGATAGCGAAAACGACAACACGATAACGTGGACTATTGACTTCATGAGCAGTTTAACGGCTACCGTTTTCGCTCCTTACGACTTAATCATTAACAAGATTGACAACGTAAAGAATAGTCCTGTTGTAACCATTACCGACGACGGAAGTGCTTATACTTTAGGAAACAATATAGCGGTTGGAAGTGCTATTGCTTTCACCGCAAATACAGCGTCTGTTGTTAACGCAATAATCGAAAGAGCATGATAAATAATTTTCAAAATAAAGCACACTCAATGGTCGCTTGTTTAGAGTTCATTAAGTTGAATATCAAGACAAAAGGCGAGAGCGGAATAATGGCTAACGGCAAACGTAAGTTGGAAATGTGGAAGCACTACGCTTGGAAAGTGACACGTATTTCGTTAAACGTAGCGTTTTGGATATTTATACTTTATAAACTACTCTCATAATGGCGAATACAATAGATTTCAACGTAAGCACAAATGCGGTTAATATCCTCAACCAAACCGCAAACGCTGCGGACAATACGGCGACAGGATTCAAGAGCGCAAAGGCTGAACTTCGTGCGCTGAATAATCAGTTGCTCACGATGGATCAAACGAGCGACGCGTTCAAAAAAGCGTCTGCACGTGCTGCTGAGTTGAAGGACAACATTTCCGACTTAGGCGCAGAGATTAGTGCTAACGCTGGTAACGCCTTCGAAGGTCTTTCTAACAACGTTGGTTTGTTCGGTTCACGTCTTATGGACTTGGACTTGAAAGGCGCAGGACAAGCGCTTACAGGAATGGGAACAGCGGTTCGAAAAATAGATTTTAAAACAATTAAAGAAGAAGTAGGAGGATTAGTTAAAGGTTTAGGAAATCTTGCTGCTTCTGTTGTATCTAATCCTTTCTTTTTAACTGTTGGTGTTTTAGCTGCTATTGCTTACAATTGGAAAGAAATTGCTACATGGTCAAAACAAACTTCAATAGAACAACAAAATCTTACAAGAGTTACTAATGATTTAAATGAAGCAACAAAACAAGAACTTGCAAAAGGAGCAGAAAATATTGCTCAAATTGAGATATTAACTCAAAGAGTTCAAGACCATAATTTAACAGAAAAAGAAAGAAGAAAAGCATTGAGTGATTTAGAAGATATGTATCCAGCATACTTCTCAAATATCAATGGAGATATTAACGATACAGAAGCGTTAAATGCAGCAAAAGTAAAGTTAATTGACAACATAAAAAAAGAAGCAAAAGCAAATGCAGCAAAAGGATTATTAGAACAAGAATATGCAAAGAAAATAGCGTTAGAACAAGAACTTGCTGCTAAAAAAGGAAAATTAACTCAACAAGAATTTGATAAAGCAGTAGAAACAGCAAGATTTAATACACAAACATTATTTAAAGAAACAAACCAAAATATAAGTGAATGGTACAATGGTACAGAAGGAATAGGAAAAGCTGCTTTAGATTTAGAAGAATCTACTCAAAGAATAGCATATCTTGAACAAGAAGCATCTTCTGCGGTATTAGCTACTATTGACACCGAAGTAAAAGCAATTCATGAAAGAACTAAAGCAGCAAAAACTGCAAGAGAAAAAGAAGAAGATGAAAAGAAACGTTTGCAAGAACAATCAGATAAAGATGAGTTAGAACGTCGTAAAAAATTAAACGACGAAATGATGGCTGAAGATGATAGAATGGCATCTATTAGCTACGAAGATTTAAAGGCAAGAGAAAAGAAAAAAGCAGATGCAAAACTTCTTGCCGAAATGCAGTCACATGCAAATCTTACCGCCTTAAAATCTATACATACACAAGAAGAACTTGAAGAATTAAGACAAGCGGAAGCAGCAAAAGCACAACTTCGCGTTGACGCATTAAAAACGTCTTTATCAATCATTGGAGATTTAGCAGCGGCATTTGCAGGAAAGTCTGAAGCGCAACAGAAGAAAGCATTTGCAATACAAAAGGGTGTAAGTATAGCAACAGCTACCATAGACACATATCTTGCCGCACAAGGAGCGTATCGTTCGCAAATGGCTATTAGTACACCAGACGCACCTGTTCGTGCAGCAATAGCAGCAGGAATAGCAATAGCACAAGGTCTTGCGCGTGTCGCCATTATAAGCAAACAACAATTTCAAGGAACAAGTGGAACAAGTGGTGGTGGTGGCGGTGGAAGTGTACCAAGCGCAAGTGGTGGAACAACAGCACCTTCCCCTGCTAACTACGACTTTATCAGTCAGCAACCCAACCAACAACCACCATTGCAAGCGTACGTCTTAGGCGGTCAAGTGTCAAGCAACTTAGAAGCACAACAGTTAATTCAAAACCAATCACGATTAGGAGGATAAAAACATGAACAAAAAAATTAAAGTTATTGAATACGGAGTGGACGACGAAGGTTCGCTCGGAGTATTCGCAATCAGCGTGGTAGAACAACCTGCAATAGGTGTCGATTTCGTTGCGTTAAGCGAACAACATACGGTAAAGTTCAAAGAAGATTTTAGAGGTCTTTTATACGGCGCTCTATTGATTCCTGACCAACTAATCTACCGACGTGACGACAAGACGAATGAAGAATACTACGTTAAGTATTCAAAGGACACCATTCGCTCAATTGCTTACAACTACTTAAAGCAAAACATGACCAACAACGCAACAGTTGAACACGCGAAAGTGGTTGACGGTGTTTCTTTGGTGGAAACGTGGATCATTGAAGGCGAAAACGACAAGTCAAAGAACTTCGGCTTCGACCTTCCAGAAGGAACGTGGTTCGGTTGCATGAAAGTGGACAACGAAGAAGTGAAACAGCAGATACAAAACAAAGAAGTGTTGGGTTTCTCAATCGAAGGAAAATTTGAAGTTGAGAAAGAAATGTATTTGCACTCACACGACGAGTTTGCTGCCATTCTTGAAGAACTAAATGACCTTTTGAAAGAGGATTAAATGAACATAGAAGCAGGGGGGTTCTTAAAGGTCGAACTATTCAACGACGATGCTACCCTGTTTCTCAACGCACTCACCAAGATAACGGACGATGGCGGTAAAATGGGGTTCAAGTCTTACGGATTGACCGACGACGAAATGAAGACGCTAAACACGATATTGGATTCTTTAGGGTAAAAAAAAACGAGGGGTAACTACTCCCCTCGTCAAACCTAAAAATCAAAATCAACTATGAAAAGCCGAATTGTGAAACAAATATACAGGTTTTTCTATTTAGGAACTAAACATTTAATAAACACTTATATGAACTTAAGAGAAAAAGTTAACGCTCTTTTCGCAAAGCACAATGTAAGCCTATCTGCTGAAGAAGTAGTTGAGGTTAAGCAAATGGTTGAAGCGGTATTAGAGGACGGAACAAGCATCTATTCAGACAGCGACACATGGGCGCCTGGAGTTCGTGTATTCGCAAAAGACGCAGAAGGCAACGAAGTTGTTGTAGCGGACGGAGAATACACAACAGCCGAAGGGGTTATTGTAGTTGTTACTGACGGACTACTTGTTGAATTGAAGCCAATGGTTGAAGAACCAGAGGTTGAAATAACAATCGAAGAAGAACAATCAACGGAAGTTGTTGTTGAGGACACATTCAACGCAGAGGTTGAAGGTCTTTTGTCTTTGGTTGCTAAATTAGAAAGCGAACTTGCCGACATCAAGAAGGCAAACACCGAACTTTCTGCTAACGTAGAGAAGTTGAGCGCACAACCTGCGGCAACATCAATCAAAGAAGTTAAACAATCAAAAGTAAGCGCACCTTCAAAAAGCTACAATAAAATGTCAGCAGAAGAACGCTTCTTATTTCACTTAAAAAAATAAAAAAACAAAATAAAAAATGGCTACTACCACTTCATTAACTACGACCTACGCAGGTCGCGAAGCAGCAGGATATATCCGCGCTGCGTTTTTAAGCAACGAATCACTTGCTGCTGTTACTTTCAAAGAGAACATCGAGTACAAGCAAGTTGTTCGCAAATTAGTTGATTCTATCACTTTCGCAAACGCGACTTGTGACTTCACACCAACTGGAACTGTTACTCTTACAGAGCGTATCTTGACTTTGGAGAAATTCCAAGTTCACCGTCAACTTTGCAAGAAAGATTTCTTGACTGATTGGGAAGCTAAGTCTGAGCAAGACGGATTCCTTCACGCTTCATTGACTGACGCTTTAATCGCTAACGTATTGGCGGGTGTTGCAGCACGCAACGAAGTATTGATATGGCAGGGTGTTAACGCTAACGCTGGTGAGTACGCAGGTTTCGAAACTTTGTTCTTAGCTGACGGAGATGTTCTTGACGTTGATGCTCCAGAGGCAATCACTTCTGCAAACGTAATCGAGGAAATGGGTAAACTTGTTTTGACACTTCCAACACGCGTTCGTCGTGCTACTGAAAAGCCTGTTATCGCAGTTTCTTCAAATGTTGCTGAAGCATACAGAAGCGCAATTCTTGGTCTTGGTGGTGGATACTACTTGTATCAAGGTGAATCAGTTGTAATGAACTGGCAGGGACAATACGACGTTATCGAATGTCCTGGAATGAGCGACGACACAATGGCGTTTTACCAAAAATCAAACCTTTGGTTCGGTACTAACTTACTTGACCAATGGAACAACGTAGCGGTTTTAGATATGTACCAATACGACCTTTCTGACAACGTACGTTTCGCAGCGTCTTTCTTCGCAGGTGTACAATACGGATTCGGAAACGAAATCGCGTTCTACCAATATACTGCCTAATCTCAACCATTCTAACCCTTGCATATAGAGAGGTGGTGGCATAAAAACCACCCCTCTTTTGTGCTAATAAAAACATTAATAATATGGCATGTGAATTAAGCACAGGTTTCACACTCGATTGCAAAGACGGCATCGGTGGTATTAAGAAAATCATTCTTTGCGACACGGTTACTTCGTTAACTTTTGACGCAAACGAAATTGTTACTGCTATCGTTGGCCCAATCTCAGGTGATTTGTACACATACGAATTGCCAACACAAACAGGATCGTTTGAAGAAACAATTAACTTCAACCGCGATGCAGGAACTATTTTCTACACGCAGACGGTAAACGTTATGTTGAACAAATTGAGCGCTCCAAAGCGTTTGGAGTTGCAAACAGTTGCACAAGGTCGTCCAATGGTTTTCGTTAACGATTCCAGCGATAATTGGTGGGCTGTTGGTTATGAGTTCGGTGCTGACCTTTCAACAGGAACAGCAGCGACAGGAACAGCTTTAGGTGATATGAACGGATACACACTTGCATTTGTACACGAAACTCCAAAAAGAGCGTACAAATTGAGCGGTGCGCCTTTGTCAATCCTTGACTAACAAAAAACTTTTACACATAGAGGGGCAAAGCGTCCCTCTGTGATGTAATTTTAGCAAACAAATAAAAGTTAGAATGGTTTATTTGAATACAAATACTGCGAATCAATACGCATGGCTTTCGTTAGACGAGGGACGTGCTTACTTCAATGTTGCGTTTACAAATTACCTTCTTGTTATGACATACGAAATGACAGGTGAACAACTTGGTCAGGTCGTAGAGGTCATAAACGAAAATGAACGTGTTACTAAAATACGTTTGACAACAGTTGGTCTTGTTGACGCTGGAAAATATAAGTACGACGTGTACGGACAAAACAGCGCGGTTAATTTAGATCCAACAAACGCTTCCGTTGTAGGTTTGGTTGAACGTGGTTCAATGATACTTCAAGATGGAACAATTTACTTCGACGTTTCTTCGCCTACGATTCCCGTAGACGTAATTTATACAGGTGCATAACTATGGAAAATAACATTCAAGCAATTAACTTATCGGCATACGAACCAGTTGAAGCAACTGAAAAAGAGAACCGTGCTGGTTGGATTGACTACGGTTACAACAACTTATTTCCTCAGCACCTAATCACGCTTTATTATAACAGTCCTATTCACAACGCATTGACGAACTCAATTGCTTACATGATTGAAGGCAAAGGTACCGGTACGATTCTCGACAACGCATTGCAAGGTATTGCGTTCGACTTAAAACTTCAAGGTGCATTTGTTGCCGAAGTGATTTGGTCAATGGACTTCACTCGCGTTGTTAAAATCAACCACTTGCCTTTTGAGAACTGTCGTCTTGCTTACGACAAAGAAGAAGATGACATTACAGGAATTTGGTATTCACGTGACTGGGCTAACTCACGAAGCAAAAAAGGAAAGCCTGAGTTCATTCCTGCATTCAATCCTTCACAGGCGGAAGAACAACCGCGTCAAGTTATCTACGCTCACGGAATGATGGCAGGTTCTTCGTACTACGCAAAGCCTGACTACTTCGGAGCGTTGAACTACGTTGAGTTGTCTTATCAAATGGGACTATACCACGTCAACAATATCTTAAACGGATTATTTCCTTCATTCATCATTAACTTCTTAAACGGAATACCGCAGAAAGAAGAACGTGAGGCAATACGTCGTGAGTGGGAAGAAAGATTGAGCGGTGCAAGTAACGCAGGGAAGTTCTTAATGACTTTCAACGAAGATCCTACACGCGCTCCACAAATACAAGACTTTCCTTTGTCGGACGCTGACAAACAATATCAGTTCTTATCAGAAGAAACCGCAAAGCAAATCATGGTAGGACACCGCGTTGTGTCGCCATTGATTCACGGAATTAGAGATACAACAGGATTCGGTTCGAATAAGGACGAAATGTTGGTTGGAATGGAGATATTCAACAATCAAGTAATCAAGCCATACCAAAGAATCATTACAAATACATTCGCGCCTATTCTTGGAAGTGATTTAACTATCACAATGAACAGCGTATTCGACGAAGTAGTTGTTGTTCAACCAACGGTTCAAACTGCTGAGTTAAAAAAAAAAGTAGTTGCTGCTGAAAATGATTTTTCAGATGAGCAAGGTCGTCTTTGGATTAACGCGCTAAAAGAAAAAGCTGAATTAGTCGATTTAGACGAGTGGGAGTTGTTGAGTGAAGAAGACGTAACAGAACCCGAAAACGAGGCTAATTTCCGTCAGGAATATATGAGTGTTCGTAGTTACGCAAACGCTGACGAAAGGTCTGCTTTTGGCGACACAGGACTTTACAAATTACGTTATGCTTACTCACAAAACTTAAGCGAAAATAGTCGTGAGTTTTGTCAAGAAATGGTAGGTATTTCTCAAGCAGGTTTGTCTTTTAGATATGAAGATATTGAAAAGATGAGCAAAGATCCCGACATTAACCCCGATTTCGGACCAGGCGGTTCAAACACCTACGACATATTTATTTGGAAAGGTGGCGCGTTTTGTCATCACTTTTGGAAGCGTCAAATTTACATTCGTAAAAGAGATTCAAAAGGACGTGTACTTCCTAACGACGGATTAAATAACGACAAGCGCGTTGGTAACAATCCATTTGTACCGCAAAAAGGAGCTGAAGGTGTTGCTCCAATTAACACACCCTCACGAGGTTCAATTAAATACTCATAAAAAATGGCACTACAACCCGAAGTTCTACTCATTGACGAAAACTACATAAAAAAATATAGTTGGATTAACGGCTCAGTCGATCCGTTGCTTATGTACCCTGCTATCTATTTGTCGCAGGACAAGTACGCGCAGTTGTATTTAGGAACTGACCTTTATAACAAAGTGAAAGAAGATGTTGTCAACGATGACATCACGGGCGCATACGCAACCCTTCTTGACAATTACTTGCGTCGAATGATTATGTGGTGGTCTTTGTATGAAATGCTGCCTCATTTGTACGTTAAAACGGATAACGGAAGTTTAGTAATTCGCACAAGCGAAGACACTACACCAATAACACAAACCGACTTGCAGAACTACCGCGACCAAGCACGTTCACAAGCTATGTTTTACACTCAAAGAATGGTTGACTATTTGTGTTTTAATCAATCGGACTTTCCAGAGTACACGACAAACGTAACTCAACAGATATGGTCGCAGACTAACGTGTACCCTTCCAACGCTTTTGAGATTAGTACAGGACGCGATAGATACGCATACACTTACAGAAGACAAGGTTTGGGGTGGATTAGATAACGAATAAAACAAAACATGGCTACAAGGGGACGCAAGAAAGACATGGTTAAGCAAAAGATTTACGAGGAGAAATTCCGTAAGTATTTAATTCGAAAAGAGAAACAAATAAAAAGATTGGTGAATGAAAGTTAACGCAGAAGGATACGCTCTAATAAAGCGTTTTGAAGGTTGTAGATTGAAAGCGTATAAATGTCCTGCAAACGTGTGGACTATTGGCTTTGGAAATACTTTCTACGAGAACGGAGATAAGGTGAAAGAAGGCGACGTAATCACTCAGCAACGTGCTGACGAATTAGCGAAGTTTATAATTGACCAGTTCGCAGTTTCAATCACTCCTTTTATTTTGAAACCACTCAACGATAATCAATTTAGCGCGTGTGTTTCACTTGCGTACAACATTGGTACGGGTGGCTTTAAACGTTCTTCGGTGTTTAAGAAATTAAATATCAATCCACAAGATCCAACAATTGCAGATTCTTTCAAACTTTGGAACAAGGGCGGTGGTAAAGTCTTAAATGGTTTGGTTACACGCAGAGAGGCAGAAATACAACTATACTTCAAATGACATGAACACCGAAAACGAGATAGCTTTGATACACGAGGAATTGCAGAATATGAATAAGAAGATAGACCGCATTTATCACGTTCTTATTGGTGATGACGAAATGAAAATCGAAGGTCTTGTGAGTAAGGTTCAAAAACACGACAAGTATATTCAAAACCAACGTTTACAAGTCGCTCGTTTTAGTGGTATTGCAACCGCTGCTGGTGTCGTTGGTGGTCTTATTGTTCAACTTGTCTTGCGTCTAATATGAAAGAATGGTTAATATCTTTGTTAAGTTCGTGTTCAAAAGTTAGTTCGAAACGAATTGTTGCTATATTTGTTACAATTAACCTAATTGCTTTCACCTATGTTGCGACTTTTACAACCTACGTTTGTCCCATTGCAATGTTTGACACATTAGCATTGTTGACCGCAGGATTGTTCGGTGGTACTGTAATTGAGAGATTCACAAAACAAGCAAAGAATGGCAACACCGAAAACACCAGCGAGATTAATAGCTGAGGAAGTTTGTTCTAAATTCAAAGACGCTCCTTCGCTCACTCTTGCGAAGAAATTGTTTGCAGAATATCCCGAAGTTTACACAACAGAAGAACACGCGCGTGACTTTATCCGCACTATTCGTGGTAAGCATGGTAACCTTGAAAGAAAGAGAACAACGGACAAGTCATTGTTTGAAGCAAAGCCACGACCACTTAACCCATTTGCCCTTCCGAAGTCGTATGCTAAAAAGCGCAGACACGTTGAGGTTAAGGGAACGAAGTTTTTGATTCTTTGCGACGTTCACATTCCTTATCAGGATAACGAAGCGTTAACGGTTGCAATTAACGAAGGTGTTCGTCAGGGGTGCGACGCGGTTATTCTAAACGGGGACGCGTTGGACTGTCACATGATTAGCGACTTTGTCAAAGATCCACGCAAAAGAAAATTCAAAGACGAGTTGTACGCAATGCGTCAGTTTGTAGATACGTTACGCAAACAATTTCCAACAGCTCACATTTATTATAAGGAAGGAAACCACGAAGAAAGATATTGGAGATATATGCGTATTAAAGCGCCAGAACTATTCGACATTGACGCTTTCGACTTTGCTTCATTGTGTCATTTAGACAAACACAACATCACTTGGATTGACGGCAAGAGCAAATTGAATATCGGTAAACTTTCAATCTTTCACGGACATGAGTTTGGAAAACAATTCCTTCCGTCGGTCAACGTAGCGCGTGGATTGTTTATGAAGACAAAAGTTTCTGCGTTGTGTGGACATCATCACCAGACGGCGGAACACAACGAAAGGGACGCTAACGGCAAGTTTATCACTTGTTGGGGTGTTGGTTGCTTATCTGAATTAAGTCCTGACTACAACCCATATTCGAAGTACAATCACGGCTTTGCTATTGTTGAAAAAGGAACGAATGGAAGTTACAGCGTTAAGAATTTAAGAATACACGAAGGTCAGATATTATGAGAAGGAATATACTTGCGGCATTGCTGCTATTTATTGGAACGTCTTTGCTTTGGTTGGTGTTGTGTTGGAATTGGTGGGGTTGTACGCCTAAAAAAAGCGTACAAGAAAACGTACAAAAACAAGATAGCGTCATTAACTACAACGTTGGCGAATACGACCGACTACTTCAAGAACAAATAGAACTTTACAAACAACTGAGAACGTATGAAGATGCTCAACTTACAGCCAAAACCACCTATAAAAGAACTCGTTCTGCTATTATTATTCGAGATACTATTAATAGGGTTGATGTTATCACTTTGGTGAACTCTTGCGATAGCGTTATTGCTTCCGATTCATTGGTAATTAACAACCTAAAAGAACAATTAAACATCGAAGAAGAAAAAATAAACAACTTACAAGAAGTGGTTGTTGCTTATGAACAGAAGGAAAACATATTAACCGAAGAAATTAACAATCTCGCTGCTGATAAAAAGAAATTAGAGAAACAAAAAAAGCGCAGAAACCACGCTTTAGTCGTTACGTCAACCGTCGCTATTTTGTCGACGTTTGTTCTTTCAATTTTACTTTAGATTCAGGAATGTAGAATTTCATTGAGAACTGGATAGCTTCGCTTAAAAAAATGTTGCGGCTATTCTCCCCACGTTTCTCGTCAATCTCATTCCACAGGTCTTTGTGTAAGTAAACACATATTCCTTTTTTAGTTTTGCTCTGCGCCATCTGTTATATAATTTTTTGAATTGTAGTATTCTTCTGCATCTTGTTCTGTGCTATAATCGTAGCAACCACAACCATTAGAATCTCCATCTAAATAAGCATTTTCAATTTCCATTTTATGAAGTTCTTTAGCTTTTGGAAATAATTCCTTAAACCAAATATCCAATTCTGAATCAGGTCTAAATTGAATCTGTTTTTCAAATTCAGATATAAGCCAATCAATACTAGTTTGCATCTTCGTTTGGTTTAGACATCATACTTCCAATCATTAACGCTAAGTAGATTTTCTCTTTTGCGTTTAAGTCTTTTCGTTGTGAAAGTTCCAGAAGAATATCTCCGAGAATCTTACCTTGTTGAAAGTAGGTTGCAATTGAATTAACAATTTCTCGCTCTCTGTCGTAAGTCATTTTTAAAGACTCGTATAGTGGTGTGTTTTTCATATTATTATTTTTTCTATTGCTTGTTTTACATCCATAAGAAATTCTATTGTATCATTATCAAGAGAATTCACATACTCTAAACTTTCGTCTACTGCAATTAAAGCGCATTGCTTTGCATCTTCCCTTGCCTCGTCATCGTATAATAAACCTGCTCGCAAATAAATGCAATACTTGTTGAACAGTTCTTCTGCCCTTTCTTTTGCTTCCATATTGTAAATGTATGCTAAATAATTCTAACCGACAACATATTGTCCATAAGAAGGATTAAGTTCGAAATACATTCGCATCATGATTGCGTCGGCAACGTCAGGAGAAATACCTTCGCGGTTCTTGATAACGTCCTTCGGTGTGACCATAAGTTTTCCGTCCACGTCCGCGCGGTGTCGCTTAATCATTTCGAGTTCACGAACGATTTGTTCTTTGCGCGTACTGGATAAGATAGTGACTTTATTTTCTTCGACGTATTGCGCCAATTTGTAATAACATTCGCTTTTCAGATTTTGGTATTGTGGGTGTTTGGGTTTAGATCCATTCTGAAATCCGACGCACTTCAGATAGTCAACCGCACCCGCGCCGATGCCGTCTTCATCTGCGATAACATTTTGAAGAAGAATAGAATGGTCTTTCATTACAACGCGAATCTTGTTCACGACTTCGTCAATGGCTGCTCTGTTGAGCTCAATTATATCAATGATAGTTAGACCTTCCCAAACGCAGATAATGGTTCTATCCTTACCGAAACGCGCTATGTCGGCTGTTATGTATTTCTTGCCTTCATTGATTACTTCGTTTCGAAACATTCGCAATAAGTTCTCGGTTTGAAACAACTTGTCGCTATCATCGTCGAACTCCCAGTTCCCTTCGAGTAGTCTTTTGCGGTCGTATTCAGGAAGGCGTCTAAGAGATTCGATGTAAGCAACAGGAAGGAATGGATTGTCTTGCGGTAACGCTTGAACAAATGCGCGGTGTGAAGGTAGTTCGTTGCGGTTGTTCTTCATGTAGAACTCATTGTACAACCAACCCTTCGCAGGATTGCAGGATAAGAAACCTTTGGGTATTAACCCGAACTCGTTCAACTTATAACGGCATCTGGAGTGAACAATGCTCACCGCCTTTTCTGTTACTTCGGAACATTCGTCTATAAAATAATCTGTGATTTCTAACGAACCAAGACTGTTGAAATTTACATCGGAAGGGTATGCGAATAAATCTTTCAAAACAATTTCACTTCCGTTGAAGAACTTAATCACGTTGGATTGTCCGTTGAAAGTGTAGTGTTTATTCGCTATCAATCCAAACTCCTCAGCCGTTTCAAAGAAGGTGTTTAAGGTCGTCTTTTTCAACGTATCTAATTTGCTACGTCCAATAAGAGAACGTGTCCCTGCGTACTTCAAACGACGTTGAATCTGCCACATACAACCAAACTTCGTCTTACCACCTCCTGCCGCGCCACCGTATAACAACTGTTCAACGATACTATCGGTGTTCAGGTAGTTTAACGCTTCAATCTGACGCGGCAGGTAGTTTGGTTTGTATGGTTTGTTTACCACCATTTAGTAATGAAGTGATAAATAATATAGGCAATTCCGCCAACGATCGTAACGTTTAACGCAAGTGATAATACAAAACCAATCACTGCTAAAATTTTGTCTTTTGTGTCCATTGTTTTATTGTTTACTTAGATATAATTTGTACAACTCACGCATACCTTCGAAACGTATTGATTCCTTCAACAACATTCTTTTGCGGTCGCTCATGCGGTCAACCATTGATTGAACGAGTTGTTGTTCGAAATACACGTTCTTCTTTGCGTTCGCTTTGCAAAGGCGGTATTCTTCTTCGGTGAAGGTTTCAGCGTTTATTATTTTGCTTTCTTCGAGCCAACGCATAAGCGACACCGCACGAATCTCAATGACCGTATATTTTCCTTTCTTATAGTTCTGCAAGTCTTCCGCAAGCATTCTTCTCCAGCTATCATCGTTTACCGCCATTTCGCTTTCCTTTAATTGTTTGGTTTGTTCTTCTTTTTGTTCCGCAATTTCTCTCTGAATTTGCAGGTTCGCCTTGTCGCGGTGTGGTTTGTAAGCCGTTAACACGTCGCCTATAAACGACACGCTTAACGCTCCATAATGCTCACACTTTTTGTCTAACTCATTCGCTGCGTTCAATTCAAACGCGAGGTTGAAGTGTTCGAACGTAACCCAACGAAAGTGCTTGCCTATGAACTCATGCAACATTTGCAACAGTTGCGCTTCAGGAAGTGCGATGCCGTACATAGCGCAGACCTTTGAGCATAACTTAACGAATGCAGGGAGTTCGTAGTCGGCAACAAACGCGCTTTCACGTTCCGCACGATCAACCCTTTGTGTAATTGTGAGCGTCGTTGTAGATGCGTTGCGCAGCATCGGAGTCGAATTTTCCATTTTTGATTTTTGTAGTTTGGTTTGTAGTTACAAAGGTAGATAAGTCCCACTTACGAACGGCAGCCTTCCAGTCTTTCATTTGATTGCGTCCGACCTTCCAGCCATTTGCTTCGTAGTGTGCGTGGAATTTCTCGGTGAATTTCAATGCGTCGTCGTTGCTTAATTTCTCACAGGCATAATCGTAGATTTCAACAACAGTTGGTTTGACAAATGGCGACTTCTTTTCTTTTGCGATTAGCGTTGGTGTTGTTTGCGCTGTCAACAATTGTTGAACCTGCGCTTCGAGAATCTCAATTCTCTTTTTTAGTTGTAGTATTAACATCATTTTGTTTTTTATTTAGTCCCAACCCTCACCTTTTGCGTCGTCGTCTGCGTCGTCCCAGTCCTGACAATCGAAGCACACTTTGATTTCTCCTTCGTCGTCAACAAATTCGTAGGCGGTGTCCCAATCTTCAAGCTGTTGGTCACGTAAGATTTCATCAACTCGCTCTCCGAGTTCTTTGCTTTCGCAATTCGGACAAAAGATTAATTCTGATTTCATTTTCTTTTTAGTTGTTTTTTAAGTTTGATTTGTTTTTGATGTTCCAGATGCTCGACAAATTTAGTGTAAAATTTTATTGGTTTAGCATAACCCATATCATTTAATAAATAACAGATGCGTTCAACGTTGGCTGCATAGTTCTTGTCGCACTCAATTTGCCAACTTACTTGCTTCACTCCGTGCATAACCGTTGCGTGATCCTTGCCGTAGTGCTTCCCTATTGATTCGTAGCTTTGAAGGTAGCAAGGACGAATAAGAAAGAATATAACTTGTCTTGCTGTTACAATCTCACGTCGTCTTGTTGGTGTGTATAACGCTTGCGAAGGTATTCCCAACACGCTGCACGTTATATCTTCCAATGCTGACCAAAACATTTCACGTTCATTCTCCAGTTCTTGTTGCATCTTTATTTGTTCCGTCGTCAATCTTTCGTAGCGTGGCGTCAGCATAAGCCAAAGTGTTTCGAAGCGTTCCATGTGTCTGAATGGTATCATGTCAAGCACTTCGTTTCTTATCTGTTCGTTAGTCATTTTCTTCGTTTATTAATTTGGTTGGTGTAAAGGTGCTAAATACTTCTTCGCGCGACAATCCTGTGTGCAAACAGATGTTGTTGAAGTCTTTGATTCTCATTCGTTCTGGATGCGTAACGTAAAGTCGTGCCGTTGGATCGCTGATGCGGAGAACGTTCTTGAAGTTCTGCATTGTCTTAAAGTTTATCTTAACAAGGCGACCGAAGGGCGTTTTATAGATTTGTTTGTTCATAGTTTAAAAAGTGATTTTACCACGCGTTGAATGAAGGACAGTTGTATTTTTTTTCGAACTGGTATTGTTGTCTTTTGTTTTGGTTCTTTTGCCTGATTGAAAAGCGTTGCTTGTTTTACGAATTTGGTATAAGACCTTTTCTTTTCAATAGATTGCTTTTCATACTTTAAGTAGTTCATTTTGTTGTATTCGTTTTTAGCTTTAACAAACAATTCATAACGATCTGCTCGGATACGCTCAACGGCTTTATACGTTCCGTTTTTTTCTTTCCAGTATAAGCCCGATTTTTTTAGTGGTCTAACGTAACCGCTACACGCGTTCATTTGTGTCAATGCGTGGTGAGGTTTTATTCCTTCATTTACTAATTTGCAAAATTCACGAACTCTTGCAATGTTAAATTCTTTTCTTGTTTTCATTTTCTTAATAGTGGTTTGATTAGTTGCGCTTTCTTCTTGTTGTCTTTGTCATTTGTTCCGCGTAGTTCTGGATTGTATTGCTTAACAAGTCGTGCTATGCGTGTGATGTTGTCCGCGCTGACGTACTTGCCGCTTTCGTACATAGCAAAGAAGTTGCTTGTAATGTCCTTGCGTTCGTCGAACTGTTGTTCCCAAACTTTCACGCAAAGTGCGTTGTTGTTGTTGCGGAGAAATTTGTACTTCTTAAGTAGTTTCTCAACGCGGTTTTCAAGTGATACTAATTTTTTCATTGTGTTTTGATTGTGTGGTTTTTGAAATTAGAGAGGGTATATTTCAACCCTCTCGTATTATTTAGAATGGCATATCGTCTGTTTCGTCAGTAGAAACTAAACCGCTTTTTTCAAGCATCTGTTTTGCCTTGTTCATTTGATCCGCAGCGCGGTCCAATCGGTTGCTAAATTCAGCCGACGTGCTGACCTTGTTTTGCAACCACTCTGGTAACATCTTAAAACGCAAGTCAAAATCTTCGCTATCGTAGTCCAAAAGGAAAGCCGAGTTCACCAATGGGGGACAAGTCATACCCTTAACAAGTGGCGAAGCACCTTTGATGTCTGCGTAGGTGCGTCCTGTGTTCGCGGTGCGGTGCATTACGTTCACCATTCCTTCCTTACCTAACAGCGTTGCGATGTCAAATTTATTAGCTTCTGCGTCGCTGAATGCTTTGCCTAACCAACCTTGAACGAAGGCTCTCAGTCCGCTCTTTTCGTGCATAGACAAAGTAAAGTCGCGACCAATTGAGAATGGTTGTTCACCTTTACCGAAGTCGGCGGTTTCTAAAGGTAGTTCGAATACCAAACGAACTTTGTTAACTAACTTCTCCTCACCTTGAAAGGTGTCGAGGATTGTTCCGATGTGAATGATTTGGTAGCAGCGTGCTACGTGTGTTCCAGCAGGTACTGTTTGTCCGCCGCCGCCGTTGTTTGTTTGTTGTGCAATGATGCTCATGTTGTTGTTTATTTTGTTGTTATTAAATTGATTTAAGTATTCTTCGAACTTTATAGCGAGTTCGTGGTCGCTTTGGATATGCCTCAACTGACTGTCGTGAATGTCGGATTGTTCGTTTATCCGTTTGAAGTAACCCATTACACGTGGTCATCAAAAATGTTAATGTCGAAGCTAAACGAAACACCGTCCTTTTCTAACGTCACGTAGTCCAAGTCAAATTCAGGATCGTCGTTCTTCCAGAAGCGACCGCGCAAACTGATTGTGTACATATTGTCTTGTTCGTCTACAAATGTCAGGTGTTGTTGTTCGTCTACTTCAAACCAGCCTGTGCGGTCGTCGTTGTAGTTGTTTGCGATTGATTTAATTCTTTCGTTCAACGTGCGTATATCGTCATCGTTAAAGCAGTAAGTGATTTTAGGACAGTACATAGTTTATTTGATTTTTAGTGGTTACAAATATATTCAATTAAGTTGTCGTTCCAACGCGCTTCCGAAAGTTTTTGATGTTTCTCAATGTTGGCTGCGACTTCGTTGTGTGTTAGGTTGTACGCTGACGCTGACGAAGAAACGCAAATAAAGTTAGATTTCTTTTGTTGGCTCTGGTAGTTCTTTCCAAGATGTTGAATCAAGTTTGTTGAGTAGTGGTTCAAGTTCGTCAATTCGACTTTGACAAAACGTATCCCAAGCCAGTGTTCCATTTCTCTTGCTACCCCAATAATCTTGGGTTTGCATGATTGAATCCATAATGAGTTTAACGTCGTTTTCAAATAAGAACGGGGTTGTGTAAAGATGTTTTTCATTGTTCATTTTGTTTGTTGGTTTTAAATTTCTTTTGATAAGATTACTTCTTCGCGTGGAATGGCTGACTTGATTTTGTCGTAAGCGCGCACCGCTTCGTCGTAGTCGTTGTACGACATATGAAACTCTCCGTTGACTACAATCTTGTAGTACATATCGGTCAACGTTGTTTTTTGAATTAGTTCTACTTTCATTTGTTTGTTGTGTTTGGTTGTTGTTCTAAGATTCTTGTTTGTTCGTCAATCGTTCCTGCGATTAACATTGCTCCGAATAGAAGCGCGATGTACAGTAGTTGTTTTTTCATTTGATTATTTGGTTTTAGTTGTTATGCTTCAATAAAGATGCAAGTGTAATCGATTTCTGAATCGTATTCTGATTGAACCGATGCGTTGCCTGAAATAAAATAGTTTGCAATTCTGTTCATTGCTCTTTCGTTCTTTCCTTCAAAGTGAAATGTGAAAGACTTTTCGCCTCTGATTGTAAAGTCAACTGCGATTCCTGCTACTTGTGAAATTACTTCTTTAACTCTGTTTGTTTTCGTTGTGTTCATTTTGTGTATCTTTGGTGTTGTTGTTAATTGTTTGACAAATATATGCTAAACTTTTGAATACACAACAAAAAAATGAAAATAAATTGAAAATAATTTCTAACTAATTGAAAATGAACGTGAAAACTTTTAAGAAAACTTATAAAAAAAGTGTTGTGAAGCGTAAAATAACACCCGAATCGGAACAAAACCAACAAGAAATAGTAATTAAGTACCTTCGTTTAGCATACCCCGACGCGTTGTATTGTGCTTCAGCAGGTGGAATGTGGACAAGCGATTCGCAAAGAATCAAAATGGCAAAGGCAGGATATGTCAAAGGGTTTCCAGACTTATTCATATACGAGTCGCGCGGTCAATTTCACGGTCTTGCAATTGAAATGAAGAAAGTAAAGGGAAGTAAAATAGAACCCGAGCAAATAGCTTGGCAGGAACAATTAAGAAACAGAGGTTATTGTTCTTATATTTGTAAAGGTAGCGAGGAAGCTATAAAGATAATAGACGAATACTTTAACATGTGACACTTGACCACTACATAGAAGGTAACTATAAAAAGTTCAAAGAACTTGCGAAGAACATTTCGCGAGGCGAAGATTACTACGAGGATCTTTTGCACGACTCTTTGCTTTCTATGTTTGGTAGTAAACACATTGAAAACCTAATTGACACAGGCGACTTTGAGTTTTATCTTATTCGCGTTATGTATTTGTCGGTCAACAGTCCAACGTCGCCTTTCTATAAACAAACAATAGCCTGGAATAGAAACCGCCGCGACTTCAAAGACTATGCGCACGAAGTGGACAAGACTTGGCTCGGCGCACGAATGACCAACGAGCAACTGGATATTCTTATAAGTAGGTTGAGCGAGTTTGAGCGTCTTATCTTTCAGGAATACATACTTGAAGATTTTACCTATCGTGAACTATCCAAACAGACGGGAATACCTACTCCATTCCTTTACCGAACCATTGATAATATCAAACAAAAAATAAGAGCAAATGTTATTCGCAAAACACAATGAGTACAAACGCAGGTTAGACATTTGTCGTGCTTGCAAATTCTTCGAACCTTCAACGCAGTCGTGCGGTACTTTAATTTTAGGCGACGAAGTAGAAACTGAAGTTCTATTCCGCAAGAAGTCAATTAAGTTATGTGGTTGTGTCATGCCAGTCAAAGCAAAACTCGCCTTCGCATCTTGTCCAGCGTCTAAATGGAACGGTGTTCTTTCAATGGACGAACAAATAGAGTTCAAACGATTCTTGCTCGATATGAAGGCTCAGGGACGTTTAGAGCAGAAAGATATGTTAAAGTTTTATTATTTTAAGGATAAAGCCACAGGAGCGTTCAACGAGCGTTCAACGTGTCCGCCTTGCGTTAAGAAAGACATCAATACGTTTCTTGAATCAATGAAAGATGTCGATGTTGATTTGAACAATTAAGAACTTAAAACTTCTTAGGCAACTTTTAGAAGTACAAACGTATATTTGTATAGCCAAGTAATAACTTATTACCCCCTTTTGTTTTTGCTTGGCGGCTAGAAACAATTGGGGGTATATTTTTTAAGTAAATGAAACAAACTGGATAAGAACAACAACCTCCTTCGTAAGTCACAGCGAAGTAACCAATGACTACACTTGCAATACATCAATGCTTGGATCGCGCAACTGCTCTTTTAAGAGCAAAGACAGTTTGTTTTTCTTGGGGAGACTTTTTCTTTTCTTTCTTTTTGTTTTACCTTTTTGTTTTTGTTTGTTTTGTTTTCTTTGCACATTTAAGACAGTCAATAAGTTTAGTGACACAAAAGGAACAACTGAAGTAAATTAGCACAATAATATATTTAACTTATATGAAGACACAAACTGTCCCTATCAACGAAGTAAAATCTAATCCTAATAATCCAAGAATTATTAAGGACGATAAATTCAAGAAACTCGTTGCTTCAATCAAAGAACTTCCACAAATGTTGGAATTACGTCCAATAGTCGTAAATGAAGATATGATTGTTCTTGGTGGTAACATGAGATTGAAAGCGTGCAAAGAAGCAGGACTTAAAGAAATACCAATTATCAAAGCATCTGAATTAAACGAAGAACAACAACGCGCCTTTATTATTAAAGACAATGTTGGTTTTGGTGAATGGGACTGGGATGCGTTAGCAAACGAATGGGACGCGGAACAATTGGACCAGTGGGGTTTAGACTTGCCTTCAGATTTAATAGTTGAAGAAGAAATAGAAGTTGAAGAAGATGATTACGAAATACCAGATGAAATAAATACCAACATTGTAATTGGAGATTTATTTGAGATAGGCGAACATCGTTTGTTGTGTGGAGATAGTACACAAGTAGACACTTGGGACAAAGTAATGAATGAAAAACTTTGCGACATGGTTATGACTGATCCTCCGTATAATATTGCTTACATTGGAAAAACAAAGGACGCTTTAACAATACAAAATGATGATATGTCCGATTCCAATTTCTACCAATTTTTATATGATTTTTACACAGCGTTAGGAAGCTACACAAAAAAGGGCGGTGCTTGGTATGTTTGGCACGCCTCGACAGAAACCGCAAACTTCTCAACAGCTATGAGAAATTCAGGACTTTTATTAAAACAATACCTTGTGTGGGTCAAAAATTCAATGGTTATGGGAAGGCAAGATTACCAATGGAAACACGAACTTTGTTTATACGGATGGAAGGAAGGAGCTGCTCATTATTTTACAAACGAAAGAAATCATACAACCGTAATAGAAGACAAGATAGATATTAAAAAACTTACAAAAGACGAAATGAAAAAAATGCTTACTGAAATGCTAAGCGATAAAACCAAGTCAACAATAATACATTGCGACAAACCAACTAGAAGCACAGAACACCCAACAATGAAACCAATACTTTTATTGGCTCCATTAATTCAAAACAGCTCAAAAGAAAATGAAATAGTTGCAGATGCTTTCTTGGGTTCGGGTTCAACAATGGTTGCAGCGCACCAACTTAATCGCAAGTGTTATGGAATGGAACTCGACCCAAAGTATTGTCAAGTGATAATAGATAGAATGTTGAAACTAGACCCTTCGTTGAGCGTAAAGCGTAACGGTCAAACGTATGCTAAAACAGAACAATAACAGAATGAGCAAAGAACATTTAATACCATACAAGAAAGGAGAAAGCGGCAACCCCAACGGACGACCGAAGAAATACGTTTCGTTGTTGAAGGAAAGCGGTTACAAGTTGAGCGAAATAAACGACACCATACAAGCTATGATGGCTATGGATATGGACGAACTGAAAAGCGTTTGGGATAACCCACGCGCAACGATACTTGAAAAGACAATAGCCAACGCAATGATGACTTCGTTAAAGAAGGGTTCGTTGTATTCGTTGGAAACATTGTTAAGCCGTGCGTTTGGTAACCCAAAACAAATGACAGAGTTAACAGGAGCCAACAGCGAACCGATACAAATAATCATAAACGACAAGTTATGAGCAAAGCAACTTTGACATTTGACCTTTCAGATTCCAACGATCGGGTGGAGTTCAACAGAGCAACAAAGGCTCGTGATATGGCTTCGTTACTTTGGGAAATTGAAATGAATGGATATCGCAAGTTTACGAAATACAATGAGCGACAGGAAGGCGCATATCAAGAAGGTATTGAAGAAGTATTCGAATACTTTCGCGCACTACTTAGTCATCACGAAATAAACATTGAACAATTAATAAAATGAGCGAAAACAAATTGAACTTTTTGCGTTCGCAGATTGCGATGTTCCACCCCGAATGGACGAAGGAACAAGTACACATGGAAGCCATACGCGTACACGAAGAAGCAAACACTATCGACGACGACGATGAAGGTTGTCTTTATTGCGGATCTTAATTACTAAACCATTACGAAAATTACTAAACCATTACGAAAGTTACGAATATGAGTATAAAAGTAAGTATACCTGCTGACTATTCTTCAATAAGCGTCAAGCAATACGTTGACTACCACGCAGCGAAGAACGACATCGACAAGTTGGTTAGCATTAGTAACCTACTGAAAGAACAAGCGGAACAAATTCCCTTCCAACATTTGCCGACATTGTTAGGAGCGTTTGAAGATACACTCGCTAACGAAAGCGCAAAGTTCTTTGAAACGATAACAATCAAAGACAAGGACTTTGGTTTCATTCCTGACCTGTATTCTATCTCAATGGGTGAGTACGCTGACATTTCAACGTGGGCTGCAAATGTAGGTGAGAACATGGTCAAAATAATGGGAACGCTTTACCGACCAATAGACAAACGCGTAGGTTCAAAGTATACAATCGTCCCACACAGCAAACAAAACAGAGAACTCGTTGAAGGCTACGTTGAGCAGATGACGCTTGAACAATTCAATGGTGCGATGCTTTTTTTTTCGACTTTGCTCAACGAACTAAGCAACACTTCGCTAGACTATTTGGAGAAGGAAGTACAGAAGTTGACGGAGGAACTGACGGAGCAATTGAAGACAGAGACAACTTAAATCATGTGCTTGGAAGATACGGTTGGTATCACCTTTTCATGGAAGCATGCGGACGTGACATAACTAAATTAGATTCAATTACGGAAAAAAGCGCGTGGGAGATATTTACATATATGACTTACCTAATAGACTACAATTATGTCGAACGTACAAAGCTACAACGCACTTATAGATAGATTCAAGGCATTTGCCTCTGGACACTTTATTCTTAAGACCTTTTCACATGGTCAGATTGACACGGCAGACCTTGAAAAGTTTACCGAATATCCATTTATGCACGTTGTACCTTCGAACGTTACTTACGCAAAAGGTACTAAGACATTCTCTTTTCAGATTGTCCTTGCGGATCTTCCTAGAGATAAAGACGACAAGGTTGAGTTTCAACGTGAGGTTCTTTCTGACCTTCAACGCATAGCTGAAGATTTAGTTGCCGAGATAACAAACCACCGCGTTTTGTTTGGCGACTTAATCACGGTGCAAAATGTCACGTTAGAACCCTTCCTTGAAGAATTTCACAACACGTTAACAGGTTGGACGATTAGTCTTGAATTGCTTGTTCCTTATTATTGGGACGCGTGTTCAATTCCTGCGGAGTGGAACGACTTTTTTGAAAGCGGAAGCGGTGGTACGGGTTCAATCTTAACGTTCATTGATTCAATTACACGCGACGAGAACGGCAACGTGTCGTTAGTGAATGATGAGGCAACACCAGCACCAAACTATTACTACGGAACGGACGAGGAAGGAGTGCGCGGTTGGTACTTACTTGAAGCAAGTGGATTAACCTGCGAAACGATTGGTGATTGTCAAACTATTATAGACATTGAAGCAGCCATTGACGCACTCGAAGAAGAAATACTTTTGAAGGCTGACATCACCAGCATCAGCGCGGTTGGTTTCAGCAACAACTATAACGACCTCGACAACCTTCCGACAATACCAACTGGAACAGTTACAAGCGTGGGCTTAACAATGCCTTCCGCATTTAGTGTAGCGAATAGTCCCATTACAAGTAGTGGAGATATAGCGGTTACAGGAGCAGGTACTGTATCACAATATGTGAGAGGTGATGGTAGCTTGGCTAACTTCCCTGCTTCATCAGGCGGTGGTTCTTCTTTAACATTTTACCTCAACGGATCAGTAGCGCAAGGTACATTTGGAGGTGTAGCATTTAAGGAAATGGACAGAACTCCTGTCTTAGGTGCAGGAACAGATTTCACAATAGCAGCAGACGGTTACATTCAATCTTTTATCACAGATGCGAATGTTCCAAATCTATTAGAGATACCTGGAGGAAATTGGAACTTTGAAACATATTTCAGCGCATCAAGTAGCGGTGGCACTCCTTCATTTTATATTGAATTGTATAAATGGGATGGAGCAACCTTATCTTTGATAGCGTCTAATTCAGCTACTCCCGAAGGCATCACCAACGGAACGGCAATAGACCTTTATGTTAGTGCGTTAGCTATACCTCAAACTACGTTAGCGGCTACTGATAGATTAGCGGTTAGAATATACGTTACGCACTCGGGCAGAACGATTACACTCCACACCGAAAACAGTCACCTGTGTGAAGTAATAACTACCTTCTCAACAGGCTTAACTGCATTGAATGGCTTAACTGCACAGGTGCAGAACTTCGCAACTGGAACGAGTGGCACTGACTTCGGTATCTCATCTGCGACAAGTACGCATACGTTTAACCTTCCAACAGCAAGCGCAGCGAATAGAGGCGCATTAAGTTCTGCGGATTGGACTACGTTTAATGGAAAGCAAGATCTACTCGTTAGCAATACTAATATAAAGACTGTCAATAGCACTACTCTTTTGGGTAGTGGTAATATAGCAGTAGAGCCAACGATTACGGCAGGAACAACAGGCGATTATTACAGAGGCGATAAGACGTTTCAAACATTAGACAAAACAGCAGTAGGTTTGGCCAATGTAGACAACACAAGCGATCTTAACAAGCCTATCTCAACTGCAACGCAAACAGCATTAAACGCTAAGCAAGACACGCTCACTTTAACTACAACAGGAACAAGTGGCGCAGCTACTTTGGTAGGTGCTACATTAAACATTCCGCAGTATTCGGGTGGTGGCGGAGGTGGAGGTACAATATATAAATTAACAGCTCAGACACTAACAGCTGCAAGCTGGGTTTTAGTAAGTGGATATTATACATATACATTTTCAAATGTTAATATAACAACTAATACCCGAGTAGATTTTACTCCAGGTAATGCTAGTTATTCAGAGGTTACTACCTGCGGTATGTTACCACAAGTTGACGTAACAGCAGGAAGTTGTACATTTTATTCTTTGTTTCCACCGCAAACTAATATAACAGGAGAAGTAACTATATTTCCAACAGTATAACTATGGCATTTAATTTACCAGTACAGAATTTTTTTAGTAGAACAGTTCAGCCTACACCTTATGTAAGACCTGCTGATTGGCCTGTAATTACAGATGCTGCAAACGAGGTTCAATTTTTAATGTCTGATATAAATGATGCTTCATGTACTATCAGAACGCAGTTTAGTAGAACATCGGGATCTCAAAATTTAATTATTGATTGGGGAGATGGTACAACAGATACTCTTACTATTGCAGCAACTCAGACTGATACAACACATGTTTATACTCCAGGTACAGGAACTCCCTGCTCTTTAGGGTACACAACATTTAAAATTAGAATATACTTTACAGGTACAGGTGTTTCAGTATTGGCAGCCTGTAGAATACTTCCAGTACGAGTTTCTCTTAATAGTAGTAATGTATATACTACCTGTTATGTTTTAGAGATGTATTATGGAGATGGTACTCAAACAGTAAGCATGGCAACTTACTATAGCTTCAGCAATGGTTTAGGCAGTTATAGTTATTTAGAATATGCAAAACTACCTTCTGTTATTACATGGACTGACATGTCATATACTTTTCAAGAATGTTTCAATCTTGCTGTTGTTGTAATGCCTACATCGGCTGCTAATTTAACGGGATTTGCTCAGACGTTTATGAACTGTTATGCTTTACGTTCTGTTGTAATACCTTCAAATGCAATAAATATAAGTTCTCTTAATCAGACATTTTTTAACTGTTATTTTTTAACATCTGTTAATTTTCCTACTTCACTTAATAGCTGTACTAATTTATCCAATGTTTTTGCTAGTTGCTATGCTTTAAAAAATGTAACAGTTCCATCTGTTAATACTTGTACAAATTTTAGTAGTTTCATTAATAATTGCACTTCAATAGAATGGGTTAGGTTTACAAGTTTACCAACATTTGCAAGTGCTACAACAGTCAATTTTTCATCGGGAATAACTGGCTGCCCTAATCTTCAAAACGTATATTTTCCATCATCATGTTCTTCAAATGCTAGATATACTTTTAGTACTGCTTTTTCAAACTGTACTAATTTAAAATCTATTGTTTTGCCTTTAAATTTTAGTGCAACTACTGTGAGTTCTTTGTTTGGTAGTTGTACAAATTTAAAAAGAGTTGTTTTTCAGTCGGATATGCCTTTTTGCACTAACATGTCAAGTATGTTTGCGGGGTGTGTAAATCTTACTGATGTTACTTTACCTTCTAATGTTTCTTCTTCTGGTGTAAATTTTTCGGGAGCATTTCAAAATTGTAGATCATTAGAAAGTATAACTATAAACTCATCATATCTGTTTACTACTTTAGCTGCTACATTTCAATCTTGTACTTCTTTAAAGACATTAAATTGGTCTCCAGGTGTTCAAAATAGTTTAACTAATTTAAATAATACTTTTTTACAGTGTACTTTATTGAAAACGATAAACATGCCCACGAGTATGAACGCTGTAACAACTTTATCACAATGCTTCAATAACTGTGTTAATTTAGAAGCTGTAACATTTCCTTCAACTATGAACGCTGTAACAATTGTTGACTCAATGTTTAGCGCATGCTCTTCTCTAATATCTGTTACCTTACCTACTAGTATGTCTGCTTGTACTAGTTTTACTAATATGTTTAATTCTTGCAGAAAAATACAAACTATTGTTTTACCAGCAACTGTATCTTCTGCAGCTACTATATTTGCGTATGCGTTTCAAAATTGTAATAGTTTGAAATCAATAACATTCCCCACAAATCAGATGTCTTTATTGACATCCATACAGTATATGTTTCAATTCTGCGCTAATTTATCTACTATAAATAATTTTGATAAGTTAGGATCGTTAACTGCTACACCATTGGTTAGTGCATTGGGTAATACATTTTCTAGATTATTATCAATATCATTTTCATGCCCTCTAATAGATCTTCAAATTAATGGTCAAGGATCTACACAAAGAACAGATGTTCAATCAGTAAGATTATTAAACACGTCAGCAGGTCAATGGACAGGATCATCTCCACAAATAAATGTTTCTCATACTAATATGTCTACAGCTAACTTAATACAGTTGTTTAATGATATGGCTGCACAACCAGCAGTTACATCTAAAACAATTAATATAACAACAGCAACGGGAACAGCAGGCCTTACTGCTGCAAATAGATTAATAATAACATCAAAAGGTTGGGCTATAATAGGATAATATGGAAAATACATCAGGATTTTACAAACAAAATGAAGTAGCAGAATGGATGTTTGCTCCTAACTTTGTGTATTCGGCAGACTATGAGTTAACAAGAGAGAATAAAGATGAACACACATACCCAATAGATGGGTGGTATTGGTTTGACGAATCTCCTGTAGTCTCAGAGGAAACGATGCCTAACGAACAGAGCGAATAACTATGAGCATATTAGCTGAGCTGTTTGAACAAGGAGCACTGTATGATGTGCTCTTAGATTTCGGTGAGACCGTTACTGATCGGGCACGCTCAAATATTCGTATCCAGCAAACGAGATACGGAAAGAAGCGCAAAGCTAATACTACAGGTACACTCGCAGCTTCGCTATATTATGATATGGATGTTACCGGTACTACTCCATCTATCTCATTCAACTCATCAGCTGATTATGGCAAGTGGGTAGAGTATGGTAGGCAGGGTAAGGAGAGTAACTACAAAGGAATAGATACACGCTTCGCAGCAAGTGCAGCTAAGCCTCCGGTAGAGGCTATACTTACTTGGATGAATCTAAAGAAGATTAGATTACGTGCAATGGGAGACACTGGCAAAATGACTAAGTTTGCTAAGAGCGCAGTAAACAAAGATGAGGATCAGCGCAGGATGGTAGCTAATGCAATGGCTAAGAGCATAGAGAAAAAAGGTATTGCTCCCCTATATTATTGGAGAGATGCCTACTTAGAGACATTACCTGAATATGGCCCACAGCTTAACGCTGCAATGGGTGAGGCTGTTAACATTTATATCTTAAATCAAACGAGAAAATTAACTAATATTAAACCTGCATAATGGCAATTACAATACAACAACAACCCTACTCTTATACTGCGCTAAAGCAGAAACTAATAGTAGTGGCTACATCTTCTAACATAGGGCAGCCTGGCTTTAGATATGTAGTAGAGGTTAGCGTTAACGCAGGCGCAGTAAATACCTTTTACGTGCAGCCTAATCTGAACGGTGCGTTAGTGTTTGACCTTTATCCTGTAGTCTATTCGAAGATGGATTTAGGGGTAAACACTTCAGATGCGGTACCTTCATTATTTGCATCTACAACGGTGCAAGATGATGACAGAGCCCGCAACATCATGATAGTAGCTACTAACATTTATGAAGGCTATGAGGTGCTTGGTGTATTTGAGAAGCAGGCTACAGCTTATCCATTGACAGGAGCAGCGGCATTAATAAATGCAGCGTTTCAAATTGCAGATGGGTTTAATCCTGATCCATCTACTTACTTTGCATTAGACTCAGCCACAAGCTACATCATGAGTGATTTAGTACGTAGCACCTATGCAATGGATGACGTATTAAGTGAATATAGTTTAGGCGCTAACACGATAGGGATAACAGCTTTTGCTGATGATTATGGAGTGCTTACTATTCCTGCGGATGATGGTGCAAGCTTAACAGGAAATGATATCTTTGATGTGCAGATAGTTCAGTTCAACGCAGCAGGAGCACCAGTGCAGACCGATGTGTTAGCTTGCTTAATAAGTGAGGGTTACATTAATCACTTACCATTATTACCGGCTAACATAGATGCTATATTTGGATTAGATGCAGCGTGGCATCACTATTTAATTACTTTTAGAAATAGTGGAGCTTCAACAGTCGCACGATCAATAGCTGTATTCAAAGCAGCAGAGGAGTGCAGATTTGATAAGATAAGATTAGGCTGGACTAATAGCAGAGGTGGATGGGATTACTTTAACTTTACTAAACGATCTGAGGAATCTTACTCAGTGGAGCGTAAGCGATACAGAAAGGTAGTAGGTAACTATGGTACTGCTGATGCTGAAAGCGCTTTTGGATTTAACACATATGATAGAGGCTTGACTGAGCGTAATCCATTTGTAGAGAAGATGCTAAGAATCAGAACAGACTTCTTAACTGAAGGGCAATTCGAATATCTTAAGAATCTGATTTACTCTGAATCTGTTTATATCATTAATCCTGATGGCTCAGCTATTCCTGTGGTAATTGATAGCAATAACTATACAGCTATCAAATCACGTAGCTACATTAAAAACGATTTAGAATTGATGTTAAAATTCAGTAACGATTATACAGCATAATGAGAGCAGAAGTAATCTTAACAGTAACGGCAAGCAATGGCGCTGCTATAGTAGTAGACTTATACGAGAATGAGAGCATCAGTTACTCATCTAACTTTAATAGCGTTTCTGAGTTTACTACCAGGGGAGCATTCTCACGTGAGTTTAGAATACCTGCAACGCAGAATAACGTAGATTTCTTTGGGCAGCAATACAGCCCAAGCTTACTTAACAATGACACTACTCAGATTAACGTACTTAGAAAGATTGATGCAACGCTAAGCGTTAACACGCTGCCCATTGCGGAGGGACACATCCAATTTAAGCAGGCAGTTACGCATCAGGATAAGGTACATGAATTCGTTATAGCTTTCTTTGGAGAGACAGTAGATTTAGCTCGCAGCATTGGAGATAAGCTACTCAAAGAATTAGATTATTCTGATTTAGAGCACGATAATACTTTTGAAAATGTTAAAGATATAAATAATAGCAGTTTATTTGATGGTGCTGCATGTTATACTTTAACTGATAGAGGACAGAATTGGAGTGAAGATACTGCGATAGGTAGTAGAAGGATATTTAGTGATGTTAATCCTATCTATACCGGTGAGCTAACCTTAGCGCTTCAGGCTAAATATCTGCTTAATAAGATAATAACAGAGGCAGGCTTTACTTATAGCGGAACTACAATAGAAGAAGAGTTATTAAAGATGTATGTTCCCTACGTTACAGGTCCACGAACTGAGGGATTAAGTAATGATGAAGCTAAATTTAAGGTAGAATTTGCTGCAGATACTGCGTTTAATATTAATATTCAAGGTGATCAAAGTAATTACTACAAACAACTTACAGGATGGACCGAAATAAGTGATCCATCTAATAGCTGGGCATCTAATGCATACACTGCTCAGGGTAGCTTTCAAGCTAATTTTGAAATAGATTTAAATATTGAAGTAGATACTACAGGCTATTCTGCAGATACTCAGCATGTGTATGATATTATGTGGAAGAGAGTAAGAAGTGGCACTGAATTATTCTTTCCATTTCCTTTATCTATGGGAGTAGGTCCTACATCTTTGCAATATACTCAAGGTATAGGATGGCAGCCTACTACTCCAATTAATCCATTTAACGTAGCAAGCAACTTTCAATTAGACGTGCAGCAAGGTGATGTGTATACTTTATACATTTTTGCTCATGCAGGCAGCTCACAAAATGTAGAAATTAAAGCGGATAGTTACGCTGCATTTAGTTACGTTAGTGGTTTAAGCTATGCCTATCCAGTGCAGATAGCTAACAATGCGCCTGAGATGAAGCAGGTAGATTTCTTAAGAGATATTCTCAAGATGTTTAATGCTGTGTTAGTACCAAATCCTAACGCACCTAATGCTGTTGAGATTATTCCAATGGTGGAGTATTTAGGCAGCGGTGAGGATTACGATTGGACAGGTAAACTTGACACATCTAAAGATATCACACTTACTCCAGCTTCAGATATCAGAAAAAGAATGTTAAAATGGAGCTACAAAGAGCAGGGAGATTATTTTAATGCTCAATATAAGACAGGAGCACAACGCATTTATGGTGAGCTTAGGCTTACTGATCCGGGCAATGATTTCAGCACTAACGATTATACTGTAGAGTTAACATTTGGAGCTTCGCCATGCGACCTGATTCCTAACACTAATTATGTAATCCCTAAATACTTTAATGAGAAAGGTGAATTTATGACACCTGGACCAAGGATACTTTATCGCAGAGCAGATACTGAATCTGCTGTAGTTATGGTTTATGATGAGGTAGCAGAGGAAGCTACATTTACATTTATTCCATTACTTAGTCATTATAAAACAATCCCAACTGCAATAGGTACCGATGACCTAAACTTTGGCCAAGAGATTCCTCCGCATCCAATAGAAACCATGCCATTACATACGCTATGGGATAGATATTGGAGAGAGTATATTGCTGAAATTTACGATGATGAGCAGAAAATTATGGAAGCTTATTTTCAATTAGATGTTACCGATGTATTCGGCCTAAAGTTTAACGATAAGATTTGGATTAAGGATTCTTGGTGGAGAGTGATTGAATTAACAGATTATATTGTAGCAGAAGAGCAAGTAACTAAATGCAAGCTCATGCGCTTACTTGACATTGGAGCGCTATGCCAATACACACCATCCACAATTAACGTAAGCACAGGAGCAGTAGAGTTTTTAGATTACGATGGAGCAACGAGTTACGGATCACAGGAATGCTGTGAGTATTACGGCTATACTTGGAATTCAAAGAAGGGCCAATGCTTTGCGTCTACTCCAACAAATGGAACAGGCGGTATAATTGGCTCACCTAATAACTCAGGCGGCAGCAATATCACTAATACAAGCGGTAACCAAAAGAGCGCCACAGGTATGGGTAACGTAGTTAGAGGTGAAATAGAAAACAATAACGAGCGCATTTTTGTTAGTGGCTTAGGGCATGGTATCTCACCTAACAACAACTATAGCCAAGCTTTAGGATATCGCAACTTTATCAGACCTAACTTAGAAGGTACTACTGTAATGGGCAGATGGGCAGAGGCAGATGTAAGAGGGGTGCACTTTGGAGGTGGTACATGGTACGATGGAACAAGTAACTACGGGACAACTATACCAGGTAGATCACAGCATGGCTTTATTCAGCTTATGGGGTTAGGTGCTTTAAATGCTAATCCTACAAATATTAATCTATTGTTAGATGGTATTAGCGGTGGCTCTATAGTGATGCCTACTGAGACAGTATGGATGGTTAAAGTATACATTTCTATACTTGAATATGACTATAATGTAACCGACTTTATAGGAAGGGTAGCAAGCTTAGAATACAGCTCTATGTTATGGAAAGATAAAACAACTCAGTTCAGCTCTACTCCGATTTTGGTTAACCAATTTTATAGTGGATTTGGTGCGAGCTTGTTTGATTTGTACATGCCAGTAGTAAGTAATAAAATAGCACCGTACATCACGTGCAAGTTAACCGGTAAAACGGCAGTAGTAAGCGCCACTATTCAATACACTCAATCTAAATTCCAACGTACACCTATAATATGACAAATCCTCAAGAAGATATAGTGATTAGCATGACTTTGTTGCGTGCTGGAGCTCAAGGTAAGACTAAGACTTTTCAGCATGCAGTAGGTAGCCATCATGCCAAGCTTAAGGTATGGCAAATAAGAGCTATTAATTACACTATAGTTATAGGGCTACTTAGCTTAATTACATTAACAATTTATAGCATAGTATAATGGCTACACAAGAAATGATATTAAAGCTCCTCTTTAATGATGATGGAACTTTTGCAGGATTAGAGGAGATTAACAAAGAGCTTAAAAAAGTAGATGATTCTACTACTCAAGTAGAGGAGTCTACTAAAGGATTAAAGCAGCAATATGCAGCATTAAGAAAAGAGCAAGATAAATATGATCCAAGTAGCGCCCGATTTGCTGAGCTATCGGCTCAAATGGGTGAACTTAAGGATAGAATGAATGATGCTGCTGATGCAGTAAAGGGAAATACCGGGCCTGCTATTGAAGGTTTAAGTAATTCATTTGGTTTGATGGGTATGCAAATTAGCAACCTTGACTTTGATGGATTGAGTCAATCAATAAATTTAGTAGCTGGTAATCTTGCACGAATTAAGCCTGAAGATATAAGCAATGGATTAAGAGCTATAGGCACAGCAGGAAAAGCAGCATTTAAAGCTTTAGGAACAGCTATAAAAGAGAATCCTATTTGGTTGCTTATTGGAGTTCTTACTGCTATTTATACTTATTGGGAAGAGCTAACGGCTCTATTTGAAATGTACCAAGCTAATGGAGTAGCTAAAGTTAGATATCATTTAGAAAAGTCGCTTGACGCTATGAAAAAGCAAGAGCAGATTTTAAATAAACAAATAGCTTTAAGTAAGGCTTATGGAGATTCTACTTTTGTTCAGTACAGATTACAAGAGCAGTTATTAAACAATCAGATTAAACAGCAAGAAACTCAAATGAGACTTGCTCAAATAAGTAAAGATAAAGATAAGTTACAAGAGGCTTATAATAAAAAGCTTGAGTTGCAAAATCAATTAGCAACTAATCAGGCTACTGCTCAGAAAGAATATAATGATGGATTGGTAGAAGCCTATGGTTTATTAGGTGATGCACAAGCTACTGAATTAAAGAAACAGCAATCTACACAAAAGTTAAATCAGCTTTTAGATGAGGCTAATGTAAAGTTAAAAGAGCAGCAAGCGTTACAAGCTAACGTAACTACTGAAATGGGTGGAGCTGCTGATTTTGTAGCTTCATTAGGTGAACAGGTTAAGGATAATAACGAGAAGGTTTGGAAAGATGCTGATATATTTGGCCTTAAACAGACTGAAGCAGATATTAAATTGCTTCAAGATGTAATTGCTAAAACAGAAAGGCAAATTGAAAAAGAAGCTGCTGATGCAAGACAAGCTAAAATAGATACACGTGCCGATTTTGAGCAAGATTTACGTAATGAATTATTAAAATCATTTAGCACTGCTGATGTTTACGAATTAGAGTTACTGCGCCAACAATACGAAAAGAAAAAGAAAGAGGCTCAAAAGAATGGTGCTGATAGATTGCTTGTAGAAGAGTGGTATAATAATGCAGTAATAGAATTATTACTTACCCAAACAGAAAGAGAAGTTAATTTAGAAAAGGATAAAAATGATAAAAAACTTGCTAAACAAAAAGCTTATAATGATGCTTACACTCAAGCTATGGCTGATGAGCAAACAATTATTGACACTATTCAAGAGGGTATTTATGAAGCTGGCTTATCGGCTCAAGATTTAGAATTAAAGCAATTAAGAGAGCATTATTTTCAACTTATTACTGAGGCTGAATACTATGGCCAAAATGCACAAACATTAAAAGATCAGCAAGCTAAAGCTGAGTTAGCTATTACCAAGAAATACGCTGAAGCAGAAGCGCAGTTAAGAGTAGATACAGTTAAACAAGGTTTATCTGCATTAACTGCATTAAATGAAAGCTTTACTGCACGTACTGAGAAAACTGCTAAGAGACAGTTCAACGTAAACAAGGCTCTTAATATAGCTATGTCTTTAGTAGATACTTATGCGGCTATTGTTAAAGCTCTTAATTCACCTGAGACTGTTCCAACATCAGTTAAGATAGCTCAAGCTGTTGCGGTTGGTGTAATGGGATTTGCTAACGTAGCTAAGATAGCTAAAACTCAATTTGGTGGAGGAGCTCCTAATACTTCAATGGATCAGGGAGGAGGTGCTACTAATACTCAAGCTAATGCTCCAGCTGTAGACTTCAGCGGAGGTAACTTTAATAATAACGCACCGGGTACAGTAGAGACTTATGTATTAGCAGGCAATGTAGCCAACGCTTTAGAGGCACGTCAAAAGATAATAGATCAATCATACTTATAACAAATATGTCGAATTTTCCACTATTAAAAAAGTGCGTAGCAAGAGGAGTAAGAAACGCACTATCTGAAATTGATAAAACAGGATTAGAAGATACTGATACTATCATAGACGAAATAATTGATGCTATAATTTTTGAAATAAATGAAACTTATGAGTGATGTAAAATTAATTGAATACGGCTTAGGCGAGGAAGAGGATAACATGGGAGTGTACGCTGTGAGCCTTGTTAGTGAGCCTGCTATAATGGTAGACTTTGTAGCACTATCTAAAGCTAACTTGCTATTAGCAAGAGTAGAGGATGGTGAGAAGCGTATGTTATATGGTCCTGCACTGATCCCTAATCAGCCTATAGTACGTTACGATGGTAACGGTGAAAAGTATTTCATCACATACAGCAAAGAGACTATTGAGCAGACTGCTCAGGAATTCCTTAAGCGTAATATGCACCATAATCACACTATCCAGCATGAGATGCCGGTAAACAACTTAACTGTTGTTGAATCTTGGATTAAGGCAGGCGCTGATAAGGGTGATAATTATGGCTTTGAGTTACCGGATGGTACCTGGATGATAGGTGTAAAGGTAGATGATGATGCTACTTGGGCTGCTGTAAAGAATGGCGAGGTTAAGGGCTTCTCTATAGAGGGATGGTTTACTCCAATGGCTGAGACTAAGGTAGAAGAGAAGGACCTTGAGAAGCTATTAGCTGAATTAGCTGCTGCACTTGAAATGAATATGTAATTTTTTCCACTAATAATTATAAACTATGAACATGATTTCTGAAATTTTAGAAAAGTTCGCTCCGCAGCTTATGAAGCATGGAGTGAAGTTATCTGTTGAAGAGACTCCTGTAGCTGAAACTACTAAGGTAGAGATGATGGCTGAGGGCGCTTTGATGGATGGCACTATGATCTATTCACCTGCTGCCGAATGGGCTGAGGGAGTAGAGATATTCGTAATGGATGCAGATGGCAATCCTTCACCTTTAGCAGATGGCGAATACACTTTAGACAACGGTAAAATGATTGTTGTAGCAAGTGGTTTAATCGCATCTATCTCTGATGCTGAAGAGCCTTCTACAGAAGTAGAGGTAACAGTAGAGCAAGAAGTGGCTGAGACTTACTCTAAGGAGCAAGTAGAGGGATTGTTAAATAACATTATCTCTGAGTTCGAAGCTAAGTTAAGCGCTGCTGAGAGCAAGATTACTGAGCTTTCACAAGCACCAGCAGCGACAACTGTTAAGCAGTCTCGCCAAGCTTCAAACGAAGCACCTTTAAACATCAAAGCAATGGGTAATATCGAAGATAGAACTCGTGCAATAGTAGCAAAATACAAAAACAAATAATAAAACAAAAACAAAATGGCTGATAACTTGACCATCACCTCAACCTACGCTGGCGAATTAGCGCTACCGTACATTGCAGCAGCAGTTCTTTCAGGAGACACTATTGCAAACAACTACATTACCGTAAAGGAAAATGTAAAATACAAAGCTGTACTTAAGGTACTTGCATCTTCAGGATTAGTTAAGAGCGCTACATGCGACTTTGACAATTCTACTTCTGCTCTTACTCTTGAGGAGAAAGTATTGACTGTAACTGACCTTATGGTTAATATCCAACTTTGCAAAGCAGAATTTACAAAAGATTGGGAAGCGGCTCAAACAGGTCGTGGATTTATCAATGATGTAGTACCTGCTAACTTCTCTGATTTCTTAATCTCTCACTTGGCTGCTAAAGTAGCACAGGAGATTGAGTGCAACATTTGGAAAGGTAACTGGCCATCTTCAGGATTCACAGGATTTAACGGATTGCAATACTTAATTGATGCCGGTAAAGGTGGCACTCCTGATGTAGATTTCGCAGCTCCTTTGGATGCTACTAACGTAATCGCTAAGCTTCAGTTATGTACAGATGCATTGCCTGCTACATTGGTAGGAAGCCCTGATCTTAAGATCTACGTTAACCGTAAGACTGCACAGTTATACCGTCAAGCTTTGGCTACTGCTGGATACTTGCAAACATTCCAAGGTACTGTACAATTTCCATTAACTTTCAACGGTTATGATGTGTATGTATGTCCAGGTATCTCTGATTCAGTAGTTATCTTAGCTACTCCTGCTAACTTGGTATTCGGAACTGATTTGACATCAGATTTCAACGAAGTTAAGGTTGTAGATATGAGCTTCACTGATGCTTCTGATAACGTGCGTATGGCTATGAGATTCAGAGCTGGTGTTCAGTACGCAGTGCTTGGTGATATCGTTATCGGATTCGATAACTAAATTATACTCCTTTGTTAAAAGAGTGGGTAAGCTATGAGCTGCCCATTCTTTGCAAAGATATTTTAACTAAATAATAAAAAATAACCATGAGCTGTTTAACCACATTAGGCTTTCAAATTAATTGCAAAGAGGCGATTGGTGGCATCAAAGCTGTTTATCTTGGCGCTTACGCTACATTTGCTAATGACGCTACTATTGATCCTACAAGCAATTTAGTAACTGCTCTACCTACAGGTAGCGTTTACGAATTCGAATTACCAAAGCACACAGGATCATTCACAGAAGAGGCTGCAATCTCTATCGAAAATGGCACTGTATATTACACTCAGACTATCGTGTGTTCATTCCATGGAATGAGCGCTGCACGTGCACTACAACTTCAAAATATTGCTAAAGGTCGCAACGTACTTTTTGTACAAGACAATAACGATAACATTTGGATGTGTGGATATAAAGATGGTGTTGAGGTTACTGCATTCACTACTACTACCGGTACTGCGAAAGGTGATATGGTAGGATATACCGTTACCTTCACAGGTGAGGAGAAAGATAAGGCATATTTACTTGACCAAGATGCTGGAGATAATCCATTTGAAGATTTCGCAACTGTTACTGTAGTACCAGGTTCACTATAAGTAAATTTGAGCTATCTTTAGCCAATGATTTACTTACTAAAAAATACAGCAACTCAGCTCCTCTACCTTAGCCTTAAGGAAGGGGAGCTTTTGCTTGCTAATACTTATACGCATTATCTGCTTGAATTAACTAACGAGCAGACACTTCAAAAGATTTATGCTATCCCAACACAGATAGCACAGAATGATAGATACACTACCATTCAGATTGGCACTAATGCCAACAATCCAACAGCTGCAAGCCTATTGATTAACTATCCAGCACGATTTAGTTATATTGTTTATGGGCAAAATAGCAGCACTAATTTAGATCCTACAAATGCGGCAGTAGTAGGAGTAATAGAGAAGGGGTATTTAATAGTAGAAGATATCACTACTCCTCGTTTCACAGAGCCGAATTTAACAATAGATAACGATATAGCATATAATGGATAAGATAGCACACTCAGCGCCAATGCTTGTTAACTTGGGAGCAGCAATGCCTCAAGAGGCTAACGAGAAAGAAACTCCCAAAGGATGGGTAACGCTTGGTGAAGCTAACTCATTCCCAAATTACCTTATAGATTTATACTATAGCTCACCAGTGCATTCAGCGCTTACTATGAGCATAGCGTTTATGATTGCAGGGAAGGAATTTAAGAGCACTAATCCAACAGCGCAACGTGAGATAGATAGATTGAAATTAAACACTATAAGAAGGCCTATAACGCTTGATGCTAAGATGCAAGGGGGTTACTACTTAGAGATTATTTGGAGTGTAGATAGAACAACAGTAGCTAAGATTAATCATTTGCCTTATGAGAATGTTAGATTGGCTGTTTCTAATGATGAAGATGTTATACCTGGTGTTTATTATTCTAAAGATTGGAATGATATGCGCAAAAAGAAGAACATTCCGACATTTATCCCGATGTATAATCCAACTACAAAAGCAGATGAGCCTTCTCAGGTGCTATTTGTGGGCATCATGACTCCAGGCAGTGCTTACTATCCTAAGCCTGACTACTATAGTGCTATCAATTACATCGAAATAACAAGAGAAATCAGCGAATTCTACCGAGCTTTCTTAAGCAATGGTATGGCACCGTCTTATTTCCTTCACATGAATAACGGTATTCCTGATCCTGAGGAGCAAATGGCTATCCGCAGAAATTGGGAGACTATGGTAGGTGCTAAGAAGGCAGGCAAAGTAGTATTTACATTTAATGAATCTGCTGATAGAGCTCCACGTTTAGACTTAGTACCTATGTCCGATGCTGATAAGCAATGGATGGAGTTAAGCACTCAGTCAAGAGAGAACATCTTAGGCGCTCACAGAGTAACATCACCACTACTTTTTGGTATTCGTGATGCAGGAGGATTAGGTAGTAATGCTGATGAGATGAAACAAGCTTACAGAATTTTTAATAAGAATATAATTGAGCCATATCAGCAAATTGTTACAGATAGTATTGAGGAAGTATTTAAAGGTATGGGCATTATGGCTGATGTTTATATTGAATCTAACGACTTATTCTCTGATGAGATGGATGCAGCAGCAGCAGCAATAGATTCAACTGTTGCAGATAATGCAACAACTGATTCTAACACAGCTGCACCGGTAGCACCAGCAGGAGCATCAGTAAGTGATGTAACTTATAACGGTGCACAGATAGCAAGCGCTTTAGAAATTGTAGCAGCTGTAGGGACAGGAGCATTAACTAAAGAGCAAGCCATTGTATTCTTAGTTCAGTTCTTACAGTTACCTATTGACGTAGCTACTGCAATGTTTGAAGCTACCGGAGGCAACGCTGTAGCTAAACTATCTGCTCAAAAAAAAAAGACTAATTTAAGTGATTCCACAGATAAGCCAATCTTTACCGATGAGGATGAGAATTGGTGGTGTGAATTCTTAGATGATAAGGGCGAGATAGTAGATGAGGAGGAGTGGGAGCTTATCGAAGCTGAGCCTGTTAATCTTGCATCAGTTAGAAGCTACTCTGATCCTGATAAGCCATCTGAAATGGATAGCGGATTATACAAAGTGCGTTATGCCTACTCTAAAAATACAAGCGCTAAGAGTAGAAAGTTCTGTAGACAAATGGCTAACGCTGCACGTAATGGTTATGTATACCGTTACGAAGATTTAACTAAAATGGAATCAGATACTAATGAGCTGAATCCTAACATGGGCCACAATGGAGCTACCTATTCTGTATGGTTGTATAAAGGCGGAGTTAATTGTAAGCATAACTGGGAGCGTAGAGTATACTTCAGAAAGCGTGAGAAGGGAAAGTTTGTAAAAGATAATGGTTTAGAATCATCTGATCCTATATCAGTAGCAAAAGCAATCAGAGCAGGCATGCCTTTAAAAGATATAGCTAAAGACTTTGCTACAGCTAATACTCGACCATTTGACATGCCCGACCAAGGCAGATACCCAGGAACAAATTAAACATTAATAACATGGCAATAGCACCCGAAATACTTTTCATTAACGAGGAATTCCTTAAGAAATATACTCAGCTGAATGAAGCTGTAGATACTAACCTTATTCGCCCTGCAATTTACTTAGCTCAAGATAAGTATATTACTTTGTGGTTAGGTACTAATCTAACTAATAAGATTAAGAACGAGATAGAGAATGGCACTTTAGCAGGAGTCTATGAGACTTTGCTAAATGAATACATAGTTAAGCCTACTGCATGGTGGACTATGGTAGAGCTTTACCCTATGCTTATGTATAAGCACGATAACGGTAACTTAGTTACTCGCCAATCAGAGAATACTACAGCGATCTCTCAGAGTGAACTATCATCTTTACGAGATATGGCTCGTGAGAATGCTAACTACTATACTCAAAGATTGGTAGATTACCTTTGTGCTAATAACTCAGACTATCCCGAATATAGCAATAATACTTCGCCTGATATTACACCCATCAGAGTAGTTAACAGGCAGAGCCAAATAGCATTTAGCAGAGCTGCTAATGATGCAGCAAATCCATGGAATAGATTTAGCATTAGAAACTTTACTAACTAAATGAAGATAACAAAGGAAGAGCAAACAAGAAAAGACTATGAGCGTAAGCTAAAGGTCTATCTAACTAAACGAGATAAAGAATTAAGAAAGCATGAAAGCACCAACAGCAGAAGAGCTTAAAGCTCAATTTACAGAGCTTGGCTACAAATGGCCTACTATTCACGTGGTAGGTATCAGGTCTAAAGCAAATGAGCCTAATAAATTTGATGATTTAATAGGATTGGTGCAAGGTGATCAGGTGCAATGGTACACCGGTACGACTAATCCAGGTACATTTTGGCTGAATAATCCTATCAATTCTTTAGGGACTGCTGTACTTAAGGCAGGGCAATACGTAGATACCTATGTATTAGGCTTGCATAAGGGCAAATACAACGCATTAGTACAGTCAAAGAAAGTTACTGTATTCAGAGATGCCGATAAGGATAGCATTGCTGAGGAGCAGGGCAAAGAGGATACGGGCCTATTTGGAATTAACATTCATAGAGCTAACGAATTAACAGAATCTAAGAATATTGACAAGTGGAGTGCAGGCTGCCAGGTGCTAAACAATCCTAAGCAATTCAAAGAGCTTATACAAGCCTGTATTAAATCAGGTAAAAAATCATTTACATACACACTACTGAAAGAATCATGAGTAATAATCAGCAGCAGATAGCCGAAGGAGTAACCGGTACAGTTAGCAGCATCTTGCTTAGTGTTCCAGCATGGATGGTAGATGTTGAATTCGCATTAAAGATATTTTGTTTATTACTATCAGCAGCTGCATCTATCTTTACGATCTATAAGATGCGTAAGAAAAGATGAAATGGTTAAGGAGCATATTTAGTAATGAGGGAGATGCCAGCTCCAAAAGAGTAGCGTCTATAGTAACATTACTTGTATGCATCAACTTATCTTACATCGGTACCTTTACAGAGTATAAATGCCCTGAGTATATGTTTGACGGCTTGCTAATTTTAGCAGGAGGAGGCTTGGGATTAACAGTTATAGAATCTATCTTTGGTAAAAAGAAATCAAATGACTCAACAGGCCAAGACTCAAATTAAAGCAGCTGCAGTTATGGTAGTAGCACTATCCATCTGCATTACTATTCAGCTATTATACATAGCTTTAAAGGATAGCAAGAAAGCTATTGAAGGTTATGAGCGCAGAGCAGACAGAGCTACTCATGTTATTGATTCATTAGAAGCTACTAACGTGCAGCGCATGCTTGAAATTGAACAACTGAATGTGCAATTAGAACGTAACAAAGAAAGATATGAAGCAAACATTAGCGCTATTGATTCTCTTGATAGGAATGGCCTGCGCAGAGCCATGCACAATCTACTCTCAAGCCTTGCCGGGGAAAGATACCCTGGTAACACTAACGACTGAGCAAGTAAGATCATTACTTAAATTAAAGATAGAGCGTGATTATCTCAAATCTCAGGTAGTCTTATTGACTAAAAGTGATAGTATTGCATCTTATGTCATTAGTGATCAGGCTAAATCTATAGATGAATACAGTGTACTAAACGAGCGCATGGCAATTAATCTAAGCGCAGCACAGCAAGAGCGAGATAAAGAATCTGCACGTAAAGAATCATGGCGCAATACAGCGCTTATAGGTATTCCCATCTCATTTATAGGGGGTATTATCTTCACTGTATTTTTCTAAGCTAACAAATCTTTGTTAATAACTTTACTAAAATTAGTAAGGTTTCTTTTGCATATCTAAAATATTGTAGTACATTTGCTAAAATTAAATCAATAAGCAAATGAAAAAAGCACTACTCATCATCTTAGTCCTCTTCGCAGGAATGTTAATTGCTGGCACATTCGATGCTCAGACAGCAGAGTTAGAAAAAATAGAAACCAATATAAATTATAAATAATCATGACTAAACTATTTGAAATTGAAGAGCAAGCCAAGTATGATGGCACACGCTACTATCTTAAAATTGATGGCAGCTATCAGAAATCATTTGCAACCTTTGAAGAGGCTAAGGCTGAGTATGAGGAAGCTATTACCTGGATACCTACTAAGACTATCCTATTAAGTAAGGAGGTAGAGCTATGAAGTACCACGTAGTAGTTACACCATTAGACGAGGTAGCAATCTCAATAGCTGAGCGCTTAGGCACTGCTAACTTATTCATAGCAGATACATGGGAAGTAGCGCAGCAGATGCTACCACTACTCATGAAGATTTACAAATTTGATTATACTCCAGTATGGATAGAAGAGTATAACGAAGGCGCATTGTATGAGTGGGAAAATGACGAGGTAGTTATCAGTATAAAAAGAATTTAGTATATTAGCAACTTAATTAATAATCATGAATAAACCAAACAACATAACCGGTAAGGTTATCGTATCTCGGTGGGATGCCGAAGGATGCAAATGGAGGCTGTATACATCAGCTCACTCCTATTCACTAACTGATTTCTCAACAGCTAAAAAGCATGGTGAGGTATTCCCTGATGATGGGACCTTCCTCTACCAATTTGAGAGCGAAGATGAAAATAATGTGCATGACTACTTTATGTCTGATCGCTATGTTATCTGATCGCTACCAAAGCAGATTTATCTGCGTGCAGAGCTCACTACCGGGAGAGGAGTTAGAGTTCAACGAAATGGCTCAGAAAGTAGTTTATGAGAGCTGGCGCTCATACTTTCAAAACAATCCTGATGAGTTACACAAGAGAACCTAATTGGGATAAGCTGAAGCCATCAATAGATTGGGATGAGCAGGAAGAAAAGTTAGCAAGTAAGTTAGATAAATACATAAATAAAAACAAAATAAAACAAACAGTTATGAATCAGTCAACAGTTAAATCACAGAAATTTGTTAGAACGTGGGATGGACCTTCAGGAGCTATCCATTACTTTGATTTACTTCTCGAAAATGGAGAGGTAGGTCAAATAGGAGTTAAGGATATGAACAGCCCTAAGATAGCAGTAGGTGCTACCTTGCATTACACTGCTGAAGAGCGTACAGGTCCTACAGGTAAAAAGACTACTAACTTTAAGATGCAGAATCCAATGCAGTACAGTGGTCCATCTTCTGCTCAAGGTGGTGCGGTAAATAGCGCTGTTAATTACCGCAAAGAATCACCTGATGTGCAGAATTCTATAAGCAAATCAGTAGCTCTAAACAATGCTGTGCTATTCTGCAAAGAGCAAAAGGGAAGTAAGCCAGGTGATGTATTAGATACTGCTGAGATATTCTTAGCATGGCTTAAAGGCGAGTCTATTATAGAAACTAAATTAGATTTAACCAATGAAATTAGCAACGATGAAATGCCATTCTAAGCTTACACCGTTTCACGCATGGGTGCGCAGTCATTTTATGACTGTTGCACACTTTGCGGAGGTGCTGGAGGTAAGTTACCCCACAGCTCAAAAGTTCATTAAGCAACCGTTTACTATGAAGGTATCACACATAGGTAAGCTCGCTAATGTAACTGAGGAAGAGATACCATACATAATCGAATTAATGAAGGATAGCAAATGAGTAACGCAGTAGAAAAAAAGATAGCAGATTTAATTCTGCTTATACCATCAGATCATCAGCACTTTGCACGCAAGCGCATAGATAACTTAATCAGAGCTGTGAATGAAAGTGAGATACCGGAGCTTAATTGGCAGTCAATTAATGGAGAGGTAGAATCTATTAACGAGAAACTCACTAATGATATGATGAAAGTGATTTGCAATCTTACTCAGGTGGATTGGAGTGAGATGAAGGGCAAATGTAGAAAGCGAGAACTAAACGATATCAGGCAAACTGCTATGTGGATTATTCGCAAGGGTACCAGCATGAGCTTCTATGATGTAGGCAAGGTATTTAATAGGCATCACGCTACAGTGCTGCACGCTGTTAAGCATGTGGAGGCTTTAATCCAAACAGATCGAATGTATAGAGGTCATGTGGAGCAGATTCTAAATCACATAGATAGCCAAGATTTAAACCGAGCATTTAACAGATTAAGTAAATAATTAATAAATCACTAAACCAAATGAAACAATTAAGCATTAGTTATGATACCGGTAAGGTAACTATAGAGCGAGTAAAAAGCGTGTGTGTTTTAGTCAATGCTGGAATGACACCAAGCGCAGCACTCAAGCATGAGCGAATGGGAAAGCAATACCTGCAACTTATGCGAGAAGTAGGCATTATTAAAAAGGTGGGCTCACGTGATTGGGAAGCTGCAAAGCATTTAAGACAAGATAAGTTCAATCAATTTATTGAGGCTAAGAATAGATACTATGAGCAGATTCAGCAAACAAAAGCAGAGAATAATATTACCGAATACGAATGGACTAAGCCTAAAGGCTTTAAGTATATCTCTGAGCTTAAAGAGAAAAAAGCAGTAGCATTGCCTTGGTGGAAGAGATTTCTGTTATATTTGGCGAATCAATAATACTAAACCAAATGATGACTATCTTATTAAAGCGCATCGAAGCGCTAGAGGAGAGGGTTAAAGCGCTTGAAACAAAGCGTTTACCTTCTATCAAATTTACACCTCCATCACTCTCAGACATCATAGCCTACACAGATGATATAGTTCTATCTAAAAGATTCTATTGCTTTTATGAGAGCAATGGATGGAAGGTAGGCAAGAATTCCATGAAGAGCTGGAAGGCTGCTGCTGATCAGTGGAGAGCAAGAGATATAAACCAAAATAAAACAGAACAAGATGAGCAAAGAATTGGCCGTATTAGTACATCCGAGCTTCAGTCGTTTACTAAGCGCTGAAGAGAAGAACATCGTGGCCTGCATGAGCTCAGATAAGCTTATATGTTTGAATGAGCAAGAGTTTAGAGAGCTCATAGCACAAGCAGCTGTAGTTAATGGCATTAAATCTCTGCCTTCAGACATCGAAGTTAGCCTGCTTAAGCAAGTAGTATTGACTACTTACATGCAGCTCTCTATAAAAGATTGGCAAAATGCTTTCTTATACAATGCAATAGGTAAAGACTTTGACAGAATAGATGCATTTAATCTATTTAGCGTAGCTTTTATGAGTGATGTATTTAAGCGCTATGAAGAGTATAAGAGCAAAGTATGGCGAGAGCTTAACAAGGCGCTGATATTACCAGAGCCTGAGATTATAAGAGCTGAACCTACTGATCCATTAACTGCGCTGCACGCTGATGTAGAAAGATGGCAAGATGGTAAGGAGACCTGGGTAGAAATATCTGCACCTTACAACTGTCAGCGCTTATTTAGGCAGGGCATCTATAAGAAATCGGAATGGGATGCAGAGGTATGGGCACGCTTTGATGACTTGGCTAAGCAGAAAACAGAGGCTAAATTTAAAGCATCTAACCGAGTAGTGTTAGGCCCATCTGCCCAAGAAGAGTTTGATGGCTACCAAAAGATAGAGCTGAGCAGATTAATTTACATAGACATTATTAAAAAAATAATCAAACAATCATGATACCATTTCACAAATCAATTAAATGCTATAGGTTATTCTATGGATACAAGCAAGACTACCTAGCTTATAAGTTAGGCATAGAGCAAAGTAACTATTGCCTGAGAGAGCAGGGAATTAGCAACTGGAAAGATGCGGAGATAGAAATACTTAAAGAACTATTTAAGATAGAGATTCGGGAGGAAAAAATATAATTATCTAATTTCTTCCACTAACAAATAGATGTTAGTAACTAATTTGAAAAGCTGAGCTCATTGCTCGGCTTTTTTGTTAACCTTTGTCTATGAATCTATTTAAAAGAAAGAAGGAGCCAATAGATTTAAACGCTAAACTATTGCCTGAGCTATGCAGCTGCACGATAATTCAATGGAATTACAGCGATGACATAGGCTTAGAGGCTACTTATGCTGAGGATATCCCCTTTATGTTTGATGCTCGCAAATGTGTGGGTATTCAAGCTGAGGTAGAGTTTAGGAAAGATGGCACGTACTACGTAGGAGAACGCACCTTAGCGCTTATGCAAGGCATAGATAATGCAGTAGTAATAGATGTGCCTTATAACGAATTCAAGAAACATTTTCAGGAGCTTAAATCTAATATAATTACAAATGATTACATCATATCGAGAGGGTAGAAATGTCATAGTTACTACTTGCAAAAGCGGTGATAAGTTTTTAATGATGAGTGATCTGCACTGGGATAATCCCCATTGCGATAGAAAGCTACTTAAAGCGCATTTAGATAAGTGCTTAGAAGAAAATATTTCTTTTGCTGTTAATGGTGATTTGTTCTGCTGCATGCAGGGCAAGTATGATCCACGTAGAAGTAAGCAGGATATTCTACCGGAGCATAACGTAGCTAATTACTTAGATGCTTTAGTTAATACTGCGATAGATTGGTTTAAGCCTTATGCTCATTTGATGATATTTGTGGGATATGGTAACCATGAGACTGCAATTATAAAGAACTGTGAAACTGATTTAATAGAGAGATTTGTAAGTGGATTAAACCGAGAAGCTAACTCTAATGTATTAGTAGGTGGTTATGGCGGTTGGTGGATACATAGAGTGCAAGCTACTAAGACGAGCACTTTTGTATTTAAGACAAAGTATTATCATGGATCAGGAGGAGGAGGAGTAGTTACTAAGGGAGTAATTCAGAATAACCGTATGGGTGTAATGATAGATGGAGCTGATTGCATTTGGACCGGCCATGTGCATGAACTTTACCATCATGCTGATATGGTAGAAGAGTTATGCTATGCAAGTAACTCAGGCTATAGAATTAACATGAGATATGTGCATCACATTAGAACAGCAAGTTATAAAGAAGAGTATGATGAGGGCTTTATGGGCTTTCACGTAGAGCGTATGAGACCTCCTAAACCTTTGGGTGCTTATCTATTAGAATTAAATTTAGAAAGAATTAAGAAACCTGTTGATACTCACCTCATTGTACCTAATTTTGTGCAATGGAGAGACAAATAGATTATAATTTTAAGCCACTAACAAGGCAAAGCGAGGCACTTAAATTTCTTTCAGTAGATTCAGACGTTGAGACTATTCTCTATGGAGGAGCAGCAGGAGGGGGTAAGACTATGCTTGGCTGCATGTGGCAAATTCTTAGGCGCTTAAAGTATCCAGGTACACGATCTCTCATAGGCCGAGCTAAATTAGATACGCTTAAAAAGACTACCATGGCTACCTTCTTTCAGGTGGCTCATGAAATAGGCTTAAAGGCAGGCGAAGATTTCATTTATAATCAGCAGAGCCATATCATTAAATTCAGCAATGGCTCAGAGATTATTTTAGCCGATTTGTTTTTGTATCCATCAGATCCGATGATGACTGATTTAGGTGGCCTTGAAATTACAGATGCATTTATTGACGAAGCTACAGAGATAACTGAGAAAGCTTATTCTATTGTTAGCTCACGTATCAGGTACAAGCTAAACGAGTTTGGGCTTAAGCCTAAGATATTACTCACTTGCAATCCTTCAAAGGGATGGATCTATAACCAATTCTACTTACCCTATAAGAATCAGAATTTACCCCAACACAGGGCATTTATTCAAGCGCTACCTGGTGATAATATACACTTACCCGATTCCTACGTAACAAGCCTTAGCCGATTACCTGAAGCGGACAGGAAGAGACTCTTAGAGGGAGATTGGGAATTTGATAACAGCTCAGATAGACTTTATATGTATGATGAATTAGTGCGCTGCTTTAGAGAGCCAATGAATGTAGGAGAGGGATACATCACTGCGGATATAGCACGTTTGGGTAAAGATAGAACTGTGCTTTGTGTATGGAAGGGATTAAGCTGTATTGATATAGTAGTGCTTAAGCAAAAAAGACAAGATGAAGTAAAGGCAGAGATACAAAGATTAATGAACACTCACAGCATTAGACTTAGCAACGTGCTTGCAGATGCTGATGGGGTAGGCGGTGGATTGGTAGATAGTCTTAGGTGCAGAGAATTCATGAATGGTAGCAAAGCAGTAAGAGGCACTCAGTACATGAATCTAAAAGCTGACTGCTACTTTAGATTAGGTGAGCTCATAGATAAGAATGAGATTACCTTCCCCATTAAATATCAGGAAGATATTATTAAAGAGCTGGAGTTAGTGAGAAGAGTAGATCCTGATAAGGAAGGAAAGCTGCGAGTTACTTCTAAGGATACAATCAGCCAGCGCACCGGAGGGATATCTCCCGATATAGCAGATGCTATTATGATGAGAGCTTACTTTGAGCTGAATAGGAACTACACGAAGTACGCATTCATTTAAAACAAAATAGCCCTGCACGTTTGCAAGGCTATTCAGCAATCAATAATCAATCTAAACCTAAACCAAAAGGCTAAAATGGATAGCCAAATATATTGATTAAATCATATGTGAATAAGTATGTTAACAAGATGTGGATAGAGGATAAGTTAATTAGCTAATTTTGAATCATGAAGAATGAGGAAGCTCTAATACAGGAAGCAGTTATTAACTATTTAGTGGCGCAGTATCCTAAGGCGCTTTATTGTGCTTCAGCTGGAGGAGTAAGAACTTCCATGAAGCAGGCAGTAAAGATGAAAAAAACAGGATACGTTAAAGGCTTTCCTGATATCTTCATCTATGAGCCTAAAAAAGAATGGCATGGCTTAGCTATTGAAATGAAAACAGCTAAGGGTGTAATGAGTGAGCATCAGAAAGAATGGCAAAATAAATTAATGAAGAGAGGCTACATAGCAGTAACATGCAAGAGCTTTGATCAGGCACAAATAATTATTGATGAATACCTGGCGCTCTGAGTTCGATAAGTGTTATTTAGAGTGGCGCAGGGTGGCGCATAGTGTAGTGCGTGCAGATGTAGCAGATGAACTTTTACATGACACGCTACTTAAGATATTAGAATCAGATAAGGATAAGCTGCAAGATATTCATAACAGAGGTAAGCTGAACAATTACGTAAGCAATAGCATAAGACTTGCTGCACGCTGTAGTAACAGCAGCTTTAATTATACGCTGAGGAAGTTTGAGAAGATACGCAATGATCTGAAAGATGATATCATGGATGATGTGAATAAGAGTGTAGGGATGAGATTAGAGAATGAGCAGTTAGATATCTTTATCAGTAGACTGCCATACTTTGAGCGTGAGCTATTCTTTCTCTATGCCTTAGATGATTTTTCTTATCAGGCATTGGCGAAAGAAACAGGGATACCTTTAGCCTATCTTTATAGGACAATTCAGAAAGCTAAAACAACACTAAGAAATTCATTACAGATATGATGATTAGCACATCAGATTATGAAGCAAGGATAAATATCTGCAAGGCATGCCCTGTATTTAACGAGCGTTACAAAACATGCGGACCTCCAATAAATGCTATCAATCCATTTAAGCAGCCTACTACATTAGATGGTGTAGTCTTTAAACCTTGTGGCTGCCCGGTAGATCACTTAGCGTCTTATGCAGTAACGAGCTGCCCAGCTAAGAAGTGGCCAACGCTCAACCAAAAAGAATGGCAGATGCCAACACTTGAGCAAATTAGAGCTATTAGAAAGAGAGGAAGTGTACAAGCTGGAGAGATGCAGCAGCTGTTTAAACTCAGACGTGAGTATCTTGGCATTAAAGATAACAAGAGCTTTACTACTTGCACTCCCTGCATGAATGAGCTGTTAGATAGATTAGAGAGATCATTAGTAGAAGATTTGCAGAAGGCTGCATTAACTGAATTAACGCAAGTAGAGATTACTCCTGAACGTATAAAGAAACGTAAAGCAAAAAGAAAAAAGATATGACACTATTAACCATTTATTTAATTGGCTTTATCCTACACTTTGGAATACTGAGCCTGAACATTTACAAGCATCAGAGACACCTATCTAACTACCATTGGTACGCTTATGTGGGTGTGGCTTTTACAGGCCTTGTATGGCTGCCATTTTGGGTGTACATTACAGTGCTACGTTTTCAACAGCCAAAATAGTTTTTAACATTGGTAGAATTTGTAACACATATTAAATACATTTGTTACAGGGTGGTATTACTGTAGATTTGATTTAAGGTTTTATACGCCCTTTGGATGTTCTCACCCTGCATCCTTAGGGCTATATTTTTTATGTGCGGAATCGATTAACGGCAGCATAGAGAATGAAACGAGCTACTGCGGGATAGTAACAAAGCTCAGGAGTATGGCTAAGGTATAAGCTCCAGGTTACTTAGGGTAGGCAATTACTCTAAAAGATAGATACCATGTTAGTGCACATTGCTGATGACACTAACTCATAATGGCGAAAGAACTCAAGCGACAAGCAGAGAGACAGTCATTTAAATGAGAGCCCAACAGAAAGAGTAATCTTTTTGCTTGGATACTTCTATCTCTCATTTAGCTCAGAATCTAAGCTCTAAGCATAGAGTTAATAGCTAAAGCTTATAGCTAATTACACTATTAGATGTAACTTTTAAAATTAAATCTAATGAATGACAATAAGTATAACTTTTTGAGGGCTCAGGTGAAAATGTTTAATCCTACTTGGACTGATCAGCAGATTGACAAAGAATGTGAGAAGATTCTAAATGCTGGAGAGGGTGCAGAAGATGAGGACTGTCTTTATTGTGGATCGTAAAACTAACAGATGATATTTACTGAAACCAAACTTGTAATAGTTCCAGAACATCAAATTAAATGGTTTGATGAAAACTATGGATTCATTAATGACGATGATTTCCAAACTGACGGTGCTTCATGGGCTATGTTAAAAAGCAATATTAAAGGTAATAATTTTAAATTTTTGTATTACAATGGCAATTCAGATGGTTTGATAACAGGATTTTGGTTAGGATATCATGCAGGTAATCAATCTACTATTAATACTCAATACTTTTTGGACTGTTGTTTAATGGCTAAGGCAGATGCTATTGAATTGGAATTTTATGAAATTGCTTTTAACATTAATACGCTTCATAAGGAAATTACAAATAACATTATAAATGCAGAAACCGAATTCAATTCAATCATATTAAACAAATGATATTAATACCAGCGCAGCTTGAATCAGTAGGCACAAGAAAAGATAAGACTTTAAAACTTACCTTTGGCACTAATGAGCTCACACCTTCTCAGGCTGCTGAGCTGTTTGGTACAGCTAATCAGTTCGGGTATCTTGCGTTTAAAGACGAGAGCTTTAGACGTGAGGAGCTGGATGCAGTAGAAAGCTTGAAATCAGAGTTAGAAGATACACTCAAAAAGCCATCACAGAGATTAAGAGGAATAATGTTTAGGGTTTATGAGGCTGATTCAGAGGGATTTACTACCTTTGCTAAATACTATGATAGTAAGATGGAGCAATTAATAACACACTTTAAGAATAAGTTAGCATGAGTGAGGAGCCTGTACAAAAGTTAACGCTGAAAAAAGATGCTATGCTTCAGGCGCTTACTGCTTCTTTAGGTAACGTAACTGAAGCCTGTGAGAAGTTGGGGATCAGTAGAACTATTCACTATGAATGGCTCAAAGATGATGCTGAGTATAACGCTGCTGTAGCTTCACTTAAGAATGTAGCTTTAGACTTTGCTGAGTCGCAGCTTAAGAAGCTGATGGAGGGAGCAGAGCGCCAAGCGCTCACCCATGATGGTGATGTGGTAACTATTAAAGATGCACCTAACACATCAGCTGTTATCTTTTACCTTAAGACTCAAGGTAAGCAGAGAGGTTACATAGAGAGGCAAGAGCTGAGCACAGAGATAAAGAGCATTAACATAACTATTGATGGTACAAACATATGAGCGAGAAGATAATTAGCACTAAGTATTCAGATCAGACACTGGGTACTTATGTAGATTTTATAGCTGCCGGTACAGATAGCATATCTCAGATAGCAGCCATCACAGGATTAAAGCGAGATGATATACGCAAGATAGACATGCCTACTATTGATAAGATAGTAAGCACCTATGCAGCAGGCTTAAAGAATGACGAGAAGATATTTCAGAAGTTCATAGAGATAGATGGGGTTAAGTTCGGCTTTCATCCTGATCTCAAGAGCATGACCTTTGGAGAGTGGTTAGATCTATCTGAGTTTAGTAAGAACTTCCCCCATCAGATGCCTGAGCTTATGTGCATTCTCTATAGACCGGTAACAGCTGAGATTAATCTGCAATACAAGATAGAGGATTATGATAGCACTACTCACATGAAGTACGTGCCTCAAATGAGGAAGATGAATTTAGCCAATGTGAATGCTGCGCTGCTTTTTTTTTCGACACTCAGAAACGATTTAGTGAACAGTACACCCGAATATTTAGAGCAGGAGCTGGAGACATTGAAGAGGGAGATCAGTCAATTAGCAGAAGAGGTGAAACATTAGCAAGTGTGTACCAATGGTGGCACGTGATAGAGGAGATGGCTGAGCGAGATATAACTAAGTTTGATGCTATAACTAATACGAGAGCTTCAACAATATTTACCCATTTAACCTATGCTATGGATTACGCAAACGCATTACAACAAAAGCTGTCTTAATTTACACTATAAGATATGAGCACAATCAATTATACATATAACGTCATAGTAGACCGTTTTAGACAATTTGCAGATGGACACTTTCAGCTGCGCAGGTTTACACATGGTGAGATTAGCCAAGCCGATTTAGAGAAAGAGGCAGAGTGGCCTTGGCTGCACGTTAAGCCACGTGCTATTAACTACGCACCAGGTACCCGGAGCTTCAGCTTTGAGATATTCATTAGCGATCTACCAAGAGATAAGGAAGATAAGACAGGCTACCAAGCGGAAAGTATTACTGACTGCTCACTAATATTTCAAGATTTAATTAACGAGATTTACCTGGGTAATATGTTCGGCTCAGATGTAGTGCTTACTCGCCCGGTAAATGCTGAGCCATTTGTAGAGCAGTACACTCATACGCTAACAGGGGTAACAGGAATAGTAGAGCTGAGCTTAGATTACGATTGGAGCGCATGCTCTATTCCTGCAAGCTGGAACTATAACACACCTACAGATTCACCAAGCGAAGCAAATAACTATCTTACATTCATTAATAGCATCACTCAGCAGGGCTTTAATGTCTCATTAGTTAATGACGAGGAAACACCTGGCAACACTTATTACTATGGTACAGATGCTGAAGGTGTAAAAGGATGGCATGTACTTGAGGCAGGTGGTTTAACTTGTGAAGATTTACCTGAATGCGCTGTTATCATTTCTATAGTTGATGACATTGCAGCTCTGCAAGCTGAGATAGCTTTAAAAGCTAACACTGCTGATTTAGGAGCTACTGCCTTTAGTAATGACTATGATGATTTAGATAACAAGCCGACTATACCAGCGGCCCAAGTTAATAGCGATTGGAATGCAGTTAGTGGAGTAGCTCAGATTCTCAATAAGCCTACTATCCCTGCTGCTCAGGTTAATTCAGATTGGAATAGCACAAGTGGGGTGAGTCAAATTCTTAACAAGCCAACGCTGACAAATGGAACAGTAACAAGTGTAGGTGTAACGGCAGGCACAGGGATCAGCGTAAGCGGTAGCCCGGTAACAAGTAGCGGAAGCATTACGGTAACTAACTCAGCTCCTGATCAGGTGGTAGCGTTAACCGCAGGGAGTGGTATAGCAGTAACGGGTACATATCCGAACTTTACCATTACCAATAATGCACCTTCAGGTGGAACGGTTACGGCTGTTACGGCTACTGCTCCAATGTCATCTACAGGTGGATCTACTCCTAACCTATCTATGTCATCTGCTAATGGCACGACTAATGGATATTTACTTTCAAGTGATTGGTTAATTTTTAACGGCAAGTTTAACACACCAACTGGAACTACTCTGCAATATCTCAGAGGTGATGGCAGCTTAGCTACATTTCCTGTTATACCTGCTCAATACAATCCAACCGCAGGAACAGGAATAAGTATTACAGGAGCATATCCTAATCAGACAATAACGAATACAGCACCTGACCAAGTAGTAGCATTAACAGCTGGTACCGGTATTGGAGTTACAGGAACTTATCCTAACTTCACAGTAACTAACTCAGCGCCTTCCAGTGGAGGAACAGTTACAAGTGTGGGCTTAACAATGCCTTCAGCATTTAGTGTAGCGAACAGCCCTATTACAAGTAGTGGAGATATAGCGGTTACAGGAGCAGGTACTGTATCACAATATGTGAGAGGTGATGGTAGCTTGGCTAACTTCCCTGCTTCATCAGGCGGTGGTTCTTCTTTAACATT